TGAGTTACTGGTATACTAAGGTTAGCATCCCCACAGGTTAAGAAGATATGCCCTGAACGGTTAGCTCCAGTTTGATTACTCGATAAAGCAGTCAGGGATAACATGTAATGGTTCTCAGGAGTACCCACTGGGGCAACGGATACTGCGCACCAATCGGGAGCACTACCCACATGGGGAGTTTCTGGCTTTTTAGACCCATCACTACCATTTAAATAGGCCATCACAAGGATTTGAGCAGTATTACCTTTACTACCACCTAAAGGCAGTGAGTTTGAAACCACTTTTATGTATCCAGTATAGGTTACACCGGATTCCTGAGTTACTGTGAGATTGATTTTGTTACCAGATCCATCCTGGTTAAATGTCAGAGTAGTAGACCTTGAGGACCCAGTATTTTCTGAATAGTTAATTTTTACATCTAAGTAACCATCTCCAACGGTAACTCCTCCCCAAATAGCCCAACTTACGGAGGCTGAGTTCAAAGAACAAGAGGGTGTAGAGGTTGAAACTACTTTGCCATTTACCAGTTTCCTTTTGAGGGAAGTGATACGGTAGGTTACAGTACCACCTTTTGAAGATACAGTATCTGTACCTGTATCTGTAATTGCACGTGCTAGTTTGAATAATGTTTTTTCTTCCATATCTTTATAAGTTTTTGGTTTATAGAAAGAACTTTGATATTGTAATCTGCCAGAGGGATAAGGTGGAGCCAGGGATGTTTTATTCTCTGGCTTCTTTGTGTGGTGTGTGAGCATGTGTGGTGTGGGATATCTGGGCATGCCCTTATCACGAAGAGTGATTTTTGTGGGGTACTAAAATGTGTATTTGCCTTCAAGGTACCTCTTATAGCGAAAGCCTAAAATTTCCTGGTACTAAAATCTGGTTAGAGAGTTCTGGCAGAGTCTTATAGCGAGGAGTAGAATTTTGGTGGTACTAAAAGGGGAGTACGGTTCCGTTAAATTTAACATTTAAAAATAAAAAGTAAGGGACAAACATTTTTATTTGTCCCTTTGCTTTCTTAATTATCTACTAAATGATTATTTAAATTTTCTTTAAATTGTTCATTTAAACAATAACATAAGTATAGTAAAAAAGTTTTAAAAGAAAATTTTTTATAAATTGTATATTCAACTTCATTTAAATAGTTCATGCTTATTTGTTCAATCAATAAAAATTGCTCTACATTAATTAATTGAAAAGTTTGTACATCAATAATAGTAGATATTATTCTATGATTTGATTTTAAAAGAATATAAACTACATATAAAGCACTAACAAAAACAGCTAATAAGATAACAAATAAAATTAATAACATAATAATTTTATTTTTATGATAAGGAGTAAAATTTTACTCCTTATCTGATTTTGTTTTACTTCATTGATTTTTTCACAATTTCGAGACCTTTTATTAATATCTCTTTCTTTTCTTCTTTAGTGTTTTCGCTTGCAATCGAAGAAAAAGAAAAATCATTTAAAACATAGACTTGTTTATAAAAGTCTATAAAGCCCTCAATTAGTTTTTTATCTGCATTGTTTGCAATCGTTGAAAGAAAATTGAAAGTTACGTTTCTGAACTTTTTACGTAACGATTTGATTTGTTTTTCGTTTGCTCCTTCAAAAAGTTCTTTCTTATAAATTTCTGTTTTTGTCCCTAAAGAAGTTTTGAAAAGACCTTGATTTTTTTCTTTTACTGACTTTAAAACATCTAAAGCAAGTAAACTATTTGCTTTGCTGTTTGCTACTGCTTTTTCTACATTCACTTTATTTATTTTTGTTGTCATAATAAAAACGCTTGAATATTTTATTATTATTATTTTATAACCTTTTTGATAGATATTCAAGACTTATTAAACTATCTAATAAGGTTTATTTCATTTCTGTATTGCAAATATAAGAACTATTTTTTAATCTACAAAATTTTTAGAGAATTATTTTCTTAAAAAGTTTTAATTAAAAATTCATTCAAATATCGCTTTGTTTTTCTCACATTGCAAAGATACGAACTTTATTTTAATCTACAAACATTTTCAAGAAAAATTTTTGAGAAAATGAATAATTTTATTTTCAAAATTATTTTTGTGAAAAATTCATAAAATAGAAAATATTGTGCACTTAATATTTGCACTTAATTTTGGGGTTTACAAGGGTAATCTTCACACGCCTTGTAGTGGGCATATATGATATGTATATGGATATTCCTATATAGCTTATGCCTGTCCTCTTGAGAGTGTATTATATACCTGTATATTGAAGGCCATTAATCGACTAAGGTGATAAAGAATTAAGGCCCATTAGCTATATCCCTATTATTGCCCTCTATAAACCTATTAGGTCCTAATTCAATAAGGCCATATAGGGACTATGGTAAGCCTATAGAGATTAGGATAGCCTATAAGGGCTTACTAAGTTAGCGTAAGTAAAAACCCAGGTACCTAAGTTAGGCCTGGGGCAATGTGTTAGTATTCGCAAAATTCTCGTTCAAGGTATATATTGAGATCCTTAAAAAGTTTTATACCTGGTATAGGACCATCCTTTTCTTCGTCCCAGGTATAATATTCGATAGCGGTTTGTTCAATACCTTCGATATCGGTAATGGATATTACCCAGATTTGGTCCGGGATATAGTATTTAATAAAGCCTTGAGTAATGCCCTGGATGATTCTAGGTCCCAGATTAGAGATACCTGTAATGATGTTAGTTAATCGATTTTGTAATTCGTTGAGTTCCATATGTATATAATATAAACGGGGGCTAGATGCCCCCTTGGGTTAAGTAATTAATCGAAGTATACCTGAAAGGTTATATACTCGATGTTGAAGGTAAAATCGGGTTCAATTTCCTCTGGGTCAGGGATTTCGGATGAGAATTCCATAAGGCAATCATCGGTGTTAAGGTAGATGGATATTTCCTTAGCTTTCGATTGCATTAGTTCTGGCAATATCAAATCGAATTGTGAAAGTGAATTGGCAATGTAGGATGCCCATGGATAATCCCTAGTGTAATTTATTAGGGTAAGGATGATGAGGTTTGAAATTTGATTAATTGTTTTCATACGTCTATATTTAATTAGTTATTATTACAATGCAAATATAAATATAATATATTATATATGCAATAACCTCAATTGCCTTCGTAGGTTATTAAGGGCCTTGAAAGTTAATTTGCCTTTATCCCTTTAAATCCCCAGGGGCCATGAATGGAGATTACCTAATCACAAAATTGTCCTAGAGCTTTACAAATAATGCTAATATAAATACTAAGCAAATTACTTACATACTTACTAGGAATATTACCTAAATATGCCCCTTGAAGGCCTTAAATCCTATAAACCATTTAGCCATAAAACCTAATATTTTAATTGCCCAATCACAAATCCGATTACCTTTCCCCAACCAATCTATTATATAATAGCTATATAAAATGGCTGCTCAGGCAATCGGATTTAGGGGCCCCTAATGGTCGGATTTTGTGTACCTTTTAGGCCTTTTTGAGTTTGCCTTTAAAGTGTGTAGTAGAGCTATATGGTATAGTGGCTATATAGTGAGTTGAGTGGCTTTGTATAGTAGAGGGGTTATCACTTGCCTTGTTTGCCTAAATCCCCAAAACCCCCGGTAAGGTACCTTGATATATGTATTGGGTATTATTATATCAATAGATGGTATATTAGTTATAGAGGGGATAGGTAGGTATTATATTATGTACCTTAGTTAGCGTTAGTATGATTTTGTTTTGTTTTTGTGTGGGGTAGTGTGGGGGGTACCCGGTATTTATTCCAGGTACCTTGTGGGTATTTATTCGATTAGGTATACCTGTATGAAGGCATATACTAAAAGGATTATGATTACATTCATTCTGTAGATGAATTTCTTTGTTAGGTAGGCTTCTTCATTTAGGATTAGAAGCCAGATCGTTACGATGAGTAGAATTAGTGATTTCATAATTTTTAGTATTATTATATGTATCTTAGTATAATCCCATATGTGTATAGTGATGAGGTGTATAGGGTTAGGATTATTAGCTGTGAGATGATATACCTTATTTTGTTTGTTGGGTGGGTGTACTTGTAGGCTTGGTATATTTTCTCATTGCGTATGAGGGTTGGGATAGTTCCTACGGATAGGATTATTCGGATTATGTGATAGATGATATTCATGGTAGTGATATTATATCGATTATGGTTATATCTGTTAGGTTTACTGTTATGATTGGTTCCATGATGTTAATTGAGTTGAGGGTTAAACATTTGTTTTGGTTGGCCTAATAGGCAGCAATGAGGATAACCTACTTCATCGAGGATTCCCAGTATAAGATATCGATTGGTATCTCTGGGAATTTCGAAATAGAAAGCTGGTTTCATGTCGCCATCTATGAATGTAAAAACTATCTGAGTGTTTTCTAGTAACCCATTTAGTTGTACATGAGAAAGGTAGTTATAAATAGCTTCCCTTTGATTTCTTGGGTTTTTATACCATGAGATGAGCATATCGTCATACCAATTTGGATTATCGCATAGCTTTTTAAGTTGTTGTTGAATATACGGTGTCATGATTTGAAGTAATAATATAAGTCCTCGATTAGTTTATCCTGTTCTTCCCATATAGTATCTGATACTACGTATTCTGATACGAAATAGTTATAGAAAGGTCCAAATAGCATGTTTAATACTATGTCCTTGAGTTCGATATTGAGTTGTTCCTCTTCTTCGGTAGAACTGGGTTTGATTGCCTGAAGTTCTGCCTTATAGGATTCCATTACGGAATCCTTTAGGGTCTGAATATATTCTGGGTTAGTTTCCCTGAGAATATTTATTTGTGATTTGAGTTCTTTACTTATCATGGGGCTTAGCGATTATGGATATGAATCCCTGTGGATATCGAGTATAGAATAATTGGTAGTTCCCTGTGGGCAAGAAGACTTGCATTATATTTGCAAGTAAGGGATAGATTTTCCATTGGTTTTCCTCTAGAAACTTGTTCCAGTCTTCAGATTCTTCTGGATAATTCCCAGATAGTTGAATATGGTACTGTTCCTGGTCAGCAATAAATAAATTAGTTACTACCTGGATTTCGTCTGATTCCTTTTTGTATTGGGTGATTGGATACCAGATGCCTTCGGTTTTCCATTTATTGAGTTGGAACAAGGACATGCCCTGTTCCAGTACGTTGAGTAATTTATATAAGTTTACCATAATGATTATTTATTAAGTTGTCTAATTAGTTCTGATGCAGCCAGGGAATCAAAGAGTGGGGTTTCTCTTTTGTCGGATTCCCATTTTTCGAGAGCATTATATGTTGCCGTATATTGATATATCATGTCCTCATCTTGTTCATCGTCTTGGATAAATTCCCGGAGATGTTTTTTGAGTCCAGTAATTATGTAATCCTGATGTTCTGGAGTTAATTGAGGAATACCAAATATGATAGCTTCTACCTGTGATGGAGAATAATCATAGTATTGGTCGTCAGCACCCTTTGTTAGATCCATGTGGGAGATAATGTTTTCCCTGAGATTTTCAAAGAGAACTTCCTCTGAAGCATATGTGATGATACATCCTGAGATATAAGCAGCAAAAAGTTCATCCTCTAAGTCGATTGGATAAACCTGGATATTGGTAGCTTCCTTGTTAATGTGCAAGCCATCTGAGTAATCATAAGTATAAATGGGATGAGAAGCAAGCAGTTCCCGGATGGCCTCTAAATTTTTTAATTCTTTCATAACGTGTCTATATTAAAATTATTTGAGAAATATTTCTCATTGCAAATATACAAAATTATTTCTAAACTTGTTTTTATAACTACTTTTATTTTTATAAATAGGGAGGTTCTGGGAGGTGTTTTGAGTGCCTCCCAGAAGATTTTGTTAATATTGCCCTGTCATAGTAATGATAATGAAAAGGGATTCATCATTGAAATGTACCTGGATAGTATCTCCATATGAGTTTGACATGTAATGATGATTAGGGTTAAGTTCTTTTAATGGGTGATGTTCATCCCAATGAGAATTAATGAATTCTATCACGTATTGTTCAAAAGCATCGGATTCTCTGCAGTAGGTTTCTACCTTTTCGTCATCGTCTATGGGATAATCCCGGAATTGGAGATTAAGAGTTCCCATGTATGATTCATCCGGATTTGAGATTTCGTTAACTGATTGAGCAGTGTAACCAAAAGCATCAAGAGTTCCATCAAAGTAACCCATAATGTGATTTGAGATTTCGTTAATAGTTGTCATAAGAAATAAGTTTTGTGACCCTGTTCGAGGTCGGTTAATAATTATATTTATTTTTCTCTTATGCAAATATAGAAATAATATTTTAAATATGCAATAATTAAGGGAGCCCAGATGTTAGTGTTTCTGAACTCCCTGAGGATATATTAACTGATGGGGAGATTAGTATAATTCATCGGCCAGCATTGGTTCATTGGGCTTATTTAATTTCTCCTTAGAACGTCTGGTAGCCCAATTCTCGTAGGGTTTGTAACTGAAGGTACGTGTTGTTTCATCGTATGCAGCATATACCATTTGTTTACGGGATATTCTCCTTCCGTAAGTTTTCTTAAGATTAGCAAACCAATCTAGATACTCCTGTAAAGAGTTAAAGATTTCTTTGTTCCCGTCTAAATCATTTTTAGGACGGGTCTTCCATGTTGCTTCTATATAGCATTGGTGTAGGGTAATTGAAATAAAGTATCGGCACCAACTACCACCAAAGATAGTGCCCGTGTAGAATTCTATCTCCCGAGCAACTAATGGACTAACGTTATACTTTGTCATGAGATTGAGAAATTAAGTTGGAAAATCCAGTTGTTTCTATCGAGTTGATTGAATGATATGAACCTCCCATCGTTATCTGTGAATTCGTTCATGAATTGAACTGCAGCAGATGCTAATTGTCCCTTATAGGGATTAGTATCGGCAGTTATCACGGATTCGAAAATGAAAGAATAATAGGTAGTATCATAAATTTGTACCTGATTAATATCCAAGCAATTGAGTTTGTAATCCTCTTCCAGTTGAATGAGAAGTCCCATTAGAAGATTTAAGAGATGACCCTTTTCATCGGAGTCAAGTTCAAATGTAGATTTCTTTTCTAAGAAATTGCGAACTACCTTAGTTAGTTCGTCTGCCTGATTGTAAGTTACTGAGTTCGTTTTCATATTTTTGTCTATTTTAAAATTGATATGCAAATATAAGCATTTTTATTTTTATAGAAAAATATATCTAATTTATTTTTAGGGAGGCTGAGGATGTGTACACGCTATGAAAGGCAGTGGATTAGACTGCCTTTCAATTATTAAGGTAATTGGGGAGTTAGCAAATATAGAGCCTCTCTTATAATTGAACTCTCCATAGGTTCTAAAGAGGGTTCCTTGTTCATTAGTCCACCTTTCTTCTTCTCGTTTTCAAATACTTCATGTATGGCTTGCTTTAGTTTAGTAGCTAATATCTCTGATAACTCCTGAGATTTAAGAGAGGTAAGTAACCCTTTTCGTATTTTCTCAACATCTTGGTCATTCTCAGTAATGGGTTTTGCTTCTACTAATTCTTGTATACCCGAGGAATATTCATCTAACCGTTCATATCCCAAATGTTGTAGGTCATTAATGAAGATACTGAATTCATCGTGAGTAAGTCTAGTATCAAAACCTACCCCATGGTATAGTTGTACTAAAGGTGTAAGGATTCTCCTCAATGTATTGAAATCCTTTAGGTGGTCTAATTTTATTTCGGACCTAATAGGTACCTTATATACCTTTTCACCCTTCAGTACCACTAGCAGAACCATTAGTCTTGGTGGTAGTCTTTTCTCGTTCATAAGCCAGTTTTTGTATTATAAGTTGTACATAGGTATTTCTTTCCTTATATATGAACATTACCGAGAGAAGTATCTCATGTTTCGGTAATATCATCTGTATGAAATTGCCTGGAGCAATTACAGTAGCTACTACTGGAGAACCCTCCTGAGAGAAATTGTCCAGTATCATCTCTGCCCTCTTAATGGGTTCTGGTTTTGTTGGGTCCAAAGTTAGGACTGGAGCAGTTATACATTCCTTGATGCCCTGTGTTAAGGCATTATATAACCATTCATCTTTTATATCCTCTACTTGGAGGTTTTTCATTGTAATCATATCCTAAACCTATTTAGAGTCCATACACCCAGGATATTAGAGAATACCCATAGTTCCCAGTTTTTGTAAAAGTTATAGGGTTTACTGAATTGAGATGTTTGAAATATTATCTGATTTGGTGTTCTAGATAACATTTCTGCATGACAAGTTAATACTCCAGAAGATAATTGAGCTTTAAAAGCTTTAATAATATCTTCATCACTTTTAGTCTCTAATGAGGTAAGCAATTTAATAAATTCTACCTCTACACCTTGAGACATATTTACATTTCTGAAGGCAAACTTTTCTTTATTTTCCATATTCGTCATTTTTAGATAAGAACTCTTGAGCTAGTTCATCTTGAGTTCTTTCGATTATATTCTTTACGATTGTTTTATTTTCTACTCTAGCCCACCTATATAGCATGCCCAATTGAGCATCCATATAGCAATCTATAAGAGATGGGTCCTTTCTAAATACATCCCATTGTTTTACGAAATTTGTTCGAACCAAATCCCTATAACCCTGGTCTGATATGCCATCTTGGTCTATATAAGCAGATACCCTTTTCTTGACTTCTAAAAGGATTTTCTCTAAGCTTTCGGGTAATCTGAAATTTTCTGGTAAGTTATGATATACCAAAGCATTAGGTATCAATTCCTCAAAGGTAAACTGATTATCGAATAGATTTTTAGGATATCTACCTGAAAATATCAATGGTATCTTATACCTTAGCAACGATGGTACTACGTCGTATATAGCATAATGTTTCCGATATTCCTGATAGACATCGAAATATAGATTCTCATCGAATATACCAGATTTCCTCATTATTGCCTGTAAAGTATTATAAGCAGCATTGATATGAGTATTACTCAATTTGAATATTAAGTTGCCATTTTTAATAGCAATGAGTTCACTACAGCATCTCTTTCGTCTAAATAAGTTCATGTGATTAAAATGTAAAGTCAATGTATATTTTCCTTGTTCCCTTGAGAAATTTTTCGTGATTTGAGTCATCATACTTATGGCAAGCATAAGTCTTAGATGATTTATCATAATGGTCTCTTACCCATACTGGAGCAGTATCAGTTGGTTTTAATTTAAAGTATGTACCCTGATTAACCTTGTTAACCCGAGTCTCTTTGTAAGATGTCTTTGGTAGTTCCATATTTTTGTCTATTTTAAAATTGATATGCAAATATAATTCTTTCTTTTTAAATATGCAATATCCGGATATAACTATGGGAGCTTACTATTTCGGAGGAATTGAGATGCAAATGAGCCGTCCTCTTTCTCTTCTTCCTCAAAGTCTTCATATTGATATAACTCTGGGTCTTCTTCGTCTGGGTCTATACGCATTTCGATTTCTCTACGTAGTTCATGATGTTCTTTAGAGAATGAAGACATAGCTCCCTTATAATCATCAGTAATTTGCATTAACTCTGCTTTATTAAGGTTAAGACCCTCTTTACTTGTATCTACTCCTTCTTGTTTAGTAGCAACTACTTCGGGTAATGACTTAATGTCATACCTGTCTTCCAATAGTTTAGCCTCTTCTGGTTTATCCAATACCCTTTGTGATTCCAATACGATTTGACGGGCCTCTTCAACAGTAATGGCATTTTGCTGTGTTACGTTGTTCTGTTGATTGAATTGAGCAAAGATATTTGTAGTACTTCCTCCAGTGAGATTACGTACGATAGACTGCAATGATGTAGAGGATTCAAGCTTTAACTTAAGGGCCTTTCCCAGCTCGGCAGATATAAACGGTACATATTTCCCTCCCTGAGATTCTCTTAGGATATTAACCTGATGGGCTATTTCCATACGGTCTTCCAAAGCCCATGCTAGTTGTTCTCCCATTAATGCTTGTAGTAAATCTTCTGCCTTTTCTTTATCCCATATTCTAGAGCTTAATAGCCTATCTCTCATAAATACCCGTATGTAATTGATATCTATACCCATACGGTATGAGAATGTATTGATATCATAAGTGATACCACATAATACTCCATTACCCATCAGCCATTGATTAATAATGTAGTTGTGTATCTTTATCAGAAGTTCATCATTTGGGTTCTTCTGATATTCTAATGCCATTGCAGTAGTCCCCATAGGTCTTGGGAATCTTACCATTTTATTTTCCTTTTCTGACATACAAATGAGATTTTCTAATATCGGAACTTTCATCATAACCTACATACTCTAAATCGTACCTTACATACAAATTCAAAGATAGGTTATAGAAATATCCCTTATATTTTTTCTTACTTACTGATAAATTAAAAGGTTTACCAGAGATTAGGTCCCTGGTGAATACTAAATTACCTTTCCCAGTGATGGGAATATTAAGGCAAAGTTTATAATCTCCTACCTTAAATTTATTCCCATGCAGGTCTGTGATTTCCCTTGCCATAGTTTGCCTTTTTATGGTTCGTAGGTTTTTTGTCTTGTTTACTACGGTTATTGGTTATCCCCCTTTTGCTCTTCGATTAATTTCTGAACCTTTGGGAATAACCTTTGCCTTAAAGGAACTACCTGAGTAGCGAAAAAGGCATTCCATAATTTCTGGGTTAACGGTTCTCCTATTTTAAGTTCTGAGATTGCCCAGAATTTAGTTTCGAAATTCTTAACTATTTCCCTAAATCGGTAGTAGTATATATTGCCAGTCTTTTTATCTATCCCAATTGGGGTAGTTTGGCAATAATCTAGAAATTCTTTACCTAATTCGGATATAAACTCTTCCCTTTTAAAGTCATAATTCTCTTGGTCGAGTTTAAATAATTTTACGTAATCGATTGCTTCCATATAGATTTAGTTTGTGATTATTAAACGAGGTATACTTTCATCTGTAATTTGAAATAAGTACCCTCTTACATCATCCTCATAATAAGAGGACCAATATGTTCTTCTAACTCTGAAATTATCAAGGATTGCCCCTTTGGGTACTCCAGTAATAAATAAGCAATGCTTAGGCATCATTGGAGTAATCTCAAATTTCCCATCCTTGAAATTACCATAGGTACCGTAGTCGGGCATATTACCCGTAAATCCAGTATTCTGTAATATGTCTTGAACCAGAGTAGTTTGGGGTATTTCCTTTTGGTTACATTCTATGGTTAACTTCGATTTGCCTATATATAGGTCTTTAACTATTTCTCTAAACATTTGTATACGATTATGTGAGTAATACCATTTTTCTTGAAGTAAAGGTTATTCTGTGAACGTTCCTCTAACTTCTTTAATTCTCTTCGAGATTCAGTACAAATTCTATCAGATTTCCTTAATATATCTGATACATTATCCCAGATGGGTGCCATTGGTTCTACTGGCCCTGCATAGATAACCTTATGTTTAGTTTCTATTTGGGGATATTTAGATTTATACTGATATTTGCCTTTGCAATAAAGTACGTTATACTTTTCGGGTTCGTTTCTTTTTTCGTTTTCCATTTTTGTTAGGATTAATGTAATCGGATATTTCATCAAGTTGCCCTAAAAGCAATGCCTGAATGAAAAGGTTTATAGGCCTGAAAAAGAAATTCCTTACGTTATCAGTATTTATATACCAATCGTAAACGATAAAGAACTTCTTAATCTTGGAGTGCTTAAGTGAATGTTGGATTAGATAGGACTTACAACATCGTTTATGTAATTCTACCAATTCTTTGTCCTGCTTAAGCATCTCTTTATCAGAGAAGATAGTGTAATCCATTTTGTATGAATTGAGATGCCCAGGTAATTATCCCGGGCACCTGGTTAATAAAGGTTTATGCAACTTGTTCTGGTTTGAGGACTTTCTTTCTAAAGTCCTCGTATGCTTTAGCAGCAGCCTTGAATTCCTTAGAGTTTGTATCTTTGATACGAGCCATTGCAAGTTCCAATCGATGGAGTTCGTTTCGAGTTTGTTGTCTCCATTTCTTCCGAGCAAGTGTATCAACTACATCGGCAGGGTATACGTATTTAACTTCCCGATTAGAAATTACCTGTTCGATGATGGAGGGTTTTTGTTGTTCCTTAACTTCCTTGACAACCTGTTCCTTTTTGGAAGTTTTGGTTTTAGGAGAGAGTTCTACCAATTTGGCATTGGCAAAATTAGTGGCAGCTTCTTGAGCATCTTGTACCAATTCCTTTTTAGTCTTTTTGGCCTTAGGAGCAGAAGCCTTAGTAGTCTTAGAATTTTTAATTCCTTCAAGTTGTTCGGCAACCTCAGTTGCAACCAGGTTAGTAACCTTTGTTTCATTCTTTTTCATAACGTCTATATTTAAAATGTTAGTAAAATGATTAATTTCTTTTTCTGATACAAATATAAGAACTTTATTTTAAATAGAAAAATTTTATTTGAATTATTTTCTATTTGCTCGGGTTAATCGGCTAGGAAGTCGAAGATTTCTGGAGGATAGTTAATTTCATCCTCTGGGTCATTTATGTAATCTTCGTAATCCTCGTTATATTTATCGTAAATGTTATCTTGTGATGTATTGGGTACCCTTGTACATCTTTCAGGATATTTCTTTACGAAGTCATAGGCTTCTTGAGTAGTCATTACCTTGTCTGAGGTAAATTCGTAGGTTACATAGGAATAAGTTTCACCCAATCTAGAAACTTCATATTGCTGGTATCCAGATTTCTCAATCTTATAGATTTGATTTTCTGGAATAGTTTCTATTTCTACCCTATATTTATACCATTGCTTCTTCTCTTCTTTTGGTTTAATGCCCATGCTATCTTGAAAAGAGATTAACTTGGTTATTGGACTTTCAAAACGAGAAGGAGCAGTGCTCACTTCTACTGGATGAGTTTTATTCTCACCAATAAAGTAAATCACTGCCCCCAAGGTTACCAGGCCCAATATGAATTTAGTTTCTGAGTTCATAACCTGTAGTTTCGAATTTATTTTTGATGTTCTTTGCAAGGTATTTACCTTTTGATTCTGCTTGATGTAAACCGTTGCAGATTTCGTAAGGTACATCATCATAGCGATAAACTCGATTACCTTTAAAAGCAACCCAAAGTTGTTTTTTCTTTGAGTCATAACCAAAGCCCTCAATATTAGAGGATTCGCAAGGAATCATTTCGACTCCGGTGTTCATTTCTACTGATTCTAAGTATTCGTTCTTTTCCATGTCTATATTAAAATTTTAAAAGTGTTAGTTCTGGGTGGAATTTGAGATTTGCCCTCTGGAATATTGCCCAAGTACCAAGTACTCCCTGAGAATTGGTATGTACCCATTCATCTTCCATTCTGAATAATATGTGAGAGCATACCAGCATTTGGTATTCACTTAGCATATTTATCAGTTGAGGAGTATTCTCGATTTCCCCGTATAATTCAATGTGCTCATCTAGTGCTCGAATTATTTCGTCATCCTCAATCTGAAGGAGTTTTTTGATTAAGTCTTGGGCAATATCATTTCCATTTTTAACGTCCTCTTTGATTGAGTTGAGTGATTCAATCTGAATACCAGCAATGAGCTTTACGATGTCTTTTGTTTCCTTGTCCATAATTAAATTTTCTTTATGCAAATATACTAAAAATTATTTTATATAAAATACTCTTTTAATAAATACGGAGGTAAGTGTTAGCGGTTCTTGATTTCCTCTATCTTTTCCTTGATTGAGTCGGGGAAGATAGCATCATCTACCCATCGCATAAAGAATTTAGAAGGCTTCTTTTCTGGATTGAGAAGTAATTGTCTTTGCTCTGTAGAGAACTTAATACGTTCATCTTCCCTCATATACTTGGGAAGTTTAGTGAATTCTGCCTGAGAGAAGGAGATTACGTTTTTACCAACTTGGGCCCTTAAGGGTTTCTTTCTTTCTTTATAGAGATATGGGATAATCTTTTTCGAGGGTCCCCCAAGAATGCTAAAACCAAAGATTACCATTGGGTCAAATTTATCTGCTTTTGGGTCCTTAGCCCGTTTGATACATCTTGCCATCCAAGAGAATGAATTGGGATATTGCTTATTGTCTGTTGCTTCTCCCACATCTTTTTTATTAAACTCAAATCCAGGAAAGTGAAATAGAAAGTCCTCAGTAAGGATAAATACAAATCCCAATCCCCTAAGATATTTAATAATATCTTGTTGGCTTTTACCCTCTTCAATCATTTTCTCTACATCTGCAAGAATGTCCTCCCTTGGTGATTCCAATTCCTTAGTTGTAGACCCTGCAGGTCTTCCTCTGCCCACATTAGGTGCCTTAGCAGGCAATGTACCAGATAACCTATCTAAGTATTCTTTGAAGTTATCAATATCTTGTTTATTAGTAAGAGTTACTTCTACTCTTATGGGACCGTTATGCTGTACCTTTGGACCTGAATTCATCTCGGTATAGGCATCTACCAACCTATCGGATAATGGGGTACCATTCTCTGATAGTGTAGTGATTCTAAGTTTTGGTTTATATACTTCTTGTTCCATTTTCGACTTAATTAGAAAATAAAAGGCCTGAACAATTTTTATATTGCCAGGCCTTCTACCATTATTAACGAATACTCAAAAATATGATAAGTAAAAGTAAAAAGTGCTCTTATTAATCTTCTTCTTTAGCGGCCTTCTTTTTCTTCTTGTCTTTGGCCTTCTTATCTTTCTTATCGGAAGCCGGTTTCTCTTTTACCTTTTCTTCCTTCTTTTTCTTAGTTTCCTTTTCCTCCTTGGGAGCCTTACCTGAAGCAAGTTTTCTTTGCTCCATACGATATTTTTTCTTCTCAGCCGAAGTCATTTCTCTGCCATCGATGAGAGGATAATCGTATTTGGTAGCTGTTCTACCGCCATTTCCTTTCTTTTCCTTTTTCTCTTTGGCAGCCTTCTTCTCAGCTTTTTCCTTCTTCTCTTTTTCCTGGAGTTTTACCAATTTCTTGTTGTTCTCTTGGTCAGCTTCAGGATAGGCAGCAGCAACTTTGTCTCTTTCCTTATTGAGCTTGTTTACAAGTTCGGTAACCTTTTTACCATGTTTCTTGTCTTTGGTCCAATCCTTAGTAGGGTCCAACTTGTTCTCTTTAAGGTAAGCATCCAAAGCTTTCTTAGCCTTTGTGAGTTCCGGAGTCTTGGATTCCGATTTACTCTTCTTTTCTGTTTTCTTAGCCATTTTCATTTATATTAGGTGAATAATTGAATTTCCTATTTACATAATACCATAGTTATACCTTCTTAATTTGGGTTGGGATTTCTTTAATTTCTAGGATTTCTAAACTGCATTGTTTTAAAACTGCCTCGAGTTGAAGTATATCTTCTACCTCTTTCTGAGATAAGTCCGTAAAAGTTTGTTCAAAAGTTTCTTTCTGTTCCCCCCTTATAAAATTAAATTGGGCAACAATATAAGTCCCATGAAGTTTTTTATTCAGGGCTCCTTTAAGAGATATGAGTTTTCTTTTCAGATAATTACTCTTCAACCTATGGGATTGGTATTCGCCTTTCTTACCCTTACTAAGAGCTACCTTTTTAAGGTACGAAACATAATCTAATTCTCTGAGAGTTTGATTAATGTTTCCCACTAATAATCTTAAGTCTTTTTCCATTTGGGTCTTTGCATTACTTGGTTAGATACTTCCTGAGTTTCTTCTGATAGCATTTCTCTTGCCTCATTTATTATATTGATGGCAAGTTCCCTTTCATCTGGTCCCAGGTTTAATTCTTTATCTTCTAGTACATCAGTATAAGTATTTATTAGATTATCCAATGCAAGTATTCGAATATTCTTTCGAATTGCTAATTTCTCTTCTTCCATGGGTATAAAAAATTAAAGCCCACTACCTTCACAGGCAATGAGCTTTTGGCTGAACAACGTCCTAAGTGTAGATGTTATTCATATGAACTTAAACTCTAAATTTATATAGCAGACATATGGGATAGTAGTTAGTAAGTTAGAGTTTAATCTTCTGATTCTTCCTCTTCTTCTTCCTTAGCCTTTTTGTTTTTCGGAGAACAAATAACGCCATGTCCTTTCTTAGACTTAACGGTAAGAGTTCCCGGAACGAAAGCAACCGAAGTAGATACCGGTTTACCGTCTGTTACCAATACTGAAGTAACCACTACACCCTGATATCCTTCCTTGTTCTTAACGGCATAACCAAAGTTCATTACCTTGGATTTGTCGTTAATGGCAATAACATCGATTTGCTTGCTGTTAGGGCGTTGTTCAGCCGGCCGATTCTTGAGTGCCTCTTGACGAGCTTTACGTTTAGCTTCTTTTTCGGGGTCTTTTTCCTTATCTCCTTTCTTCTTGGAGTCTGATTTCTTTGTTGCCATAATTTTTAATGTTTTATAAGTTAATGGTTATTATAAGTAAACTTCTACGTTTATTAATAGTTGATAGTAAAGGTAGGGAAATTTCCCTACCTTCTTTTAAATCTTGAATACAGTTACCAGATTACTTTTCCCCTTTCTTGCCCTTACCTTTGGCTTCTTTCTTTGCCGGCAATTTGAGACCGAGTTCTTTGGCAATTGCTTTACGGAGTTTTTCGACGTCGTCTTCATCGTAATCGTCTGGGTCAGTTTCAAGATCTTTGTCGTCGCAGACATCCTCAAGTTCTTCGAAGTCCATTTCGGCAAGTTCTTCACCGGTCAGTTCTTCCTCTTCTTCTTCCTCTTCGGAATCATCATCATCATCATCATCATCATCATCATCATCGTCTGATTCTTCTTCTTCTTCCTCTTCGGAATCATCATCATCATCATCATCATCATCGTCTGATTCTTCTTCTTCTTCTTCCTCGTCATCGGATTCAGAACCAAAAAGGTCTTCTGCTTCTTCGGCAGAAAGCATGATAGGAGCAGGGATAATCTTTACTGAGCCGTCTTCGTACTTAATGATGATTGCACCATTGATTTCTGTTCTGGAAACTTCTTTCAGTTCCACTTCTTTTTTCTTCTTAGCCATTTTCGTAATGTTTAAGTTGGTTAATAATTTATTTATATCACTCTGTTATAAGTTTCTTTACCAGTATGGATTTCTGAGTATACCCAGATTTTACTAATTCCTCCTGAGCAATATTGAATTGTTTTATCTCATCTAGAGTTGTCTTTAATTCTAATTGAGATTCAATTGTTATTGCCTGAGAGGCAAGTTCCTTGTCACCTTGATAAGTGACTATCTTAAACTTCTTACCTGCAAATGGGTTTGCTGGTTGATGTGCTGTGATTTTAAAACCTTCGTTATTATTCATTGCTATATTTAATTTTAGTTATCCCAGGAATACCCACCTTCCCAAATACTTCGGTATAGGATTTGTATTTCCCTTTTATCATTGTTTTATAGTTATCGGATAATCGAATTGGGTAGACCCATATTTTATTTTCTATCATCCTATTTGTCATTATATAAGCATAAGACCTTCTAAGTTTAATACTCTCTAATGGAACAAACCCTTGAAATAATAGAGACTTCTTAATAAACCTTTCTTTGGGCAAATACCCTAAAAATTTAAGTGATGCCTCATCGAATATTTCAAGCATATCCCTTTGTGCTTTGATAAATAGTACCTTTTGTATTGGGATGTTCATCTTCTTTCTTAAATATAAAGCCAATGAACCTACCAATGGGGGATACTGCAGGAATAACAGATTGAATTTATTTTTCTCCTCTTGACTCAGCCTGTTGTAAATCCTGTAGGATAGCAAGATTAATTTGTAATCTCTTTTGCCTTGTATACTTGGGAGATATGCCTTGCCGTTGTCCATAGAGTTTGATTGAGTACCTTTCATTGAATTCCTTTTTTCCTTTAGACTTAAAGACTCGGTGCATTTGTACCATAAATCTTCTTCGTCGGTGTTTATCTATGTGATATTCATCGGGCATTATGAACTTCCTTGCTTTTACGAATTTACCCTTAAACCAGAATTTAGTACTACCCTTTTTAAGAAGTTTACCATTCATATCGGATAATTCTCTAATGCCTTGTTTTATAAGTTTCCTCCCAGATATTATATGGATATATTGAAGAACATCTACACCATAAAGATAAACTAAGGTAACCTTTACTTGGTGTCTAGTAAAATATGGTATACCGGTTAGATGTTTCCTATATAATTTCTTTTCAGTAACAATCTTATTGGTGGTATCTGGTCTCCAAGTCCATATATAATATCTATCTGGTCGTATGGGTCCGTTGTTACTTTCCTTTAGTTTTACCATTTATATTCCTCTTTGCCATTCTATACCAAAGATTGATAGATTTCTCATTTGCTTCGGGGAATTTCTTTTTCATTCTCCGAATAACTCTATCAAGTTCAAAACCTTTTGCAGTTAATTCAAATACATAAGATTTCTTTGTACCCTTGATAAGATTAAATTCATCCCTCTCTCTTGGTGGTTTCTTTTCTCGAGGTTTCTTTATCCCAGGAACTCGTTTGGTTCTTCTTTGCCCATTTTCCCCTTCTTCTCCGAGAAACCCAAGCCTTAATCGAGAATTTCTTAATGGGTCATCTTTCGAATACCCAATATTTTCTAATTGCTTATCCATCCAATCGTCATATTTATCAATTAACGATTTATCGGGCTTTTCTTCTGATACATTGATATAATGTAATAAGTCAAATACCCCAGCAGAACAAGCATCAGGGAAAGGCATCCCTAATATGATAGCCTTTCTCTTTAAATCCTTATAAGTCATGTTTCTCCCAGAAGCACCAAGGAAATTTGATTTCTCCTTGGATGGGGCTTTCATGTCTTTTCTACTCTTTTTTGCCATATCATCAATATTTTAAAGTATTCATTTATTTTCTTTGCAAATATAAGAATAATATTTTAATTATATCTTATATCCCTATTTATTTTTATAAAAATCCGAGGTTTTTGCTCGGTTCGCAGCAGTGGATTTAGGTTTTTTATGCTTTCTCTTGATATGTGTGTTATAGGCCATATCCAATTTCTTAATATTGAATTCTATGTTGTTCACTTGATTATAGTTTACTGCTTTTTCCACACAGCAACGGTACTCTGGCCAGAATTTTTGTCCAAGCTTAACAGATTCGGTTTTAATCATGAACTTAGATACCATAAAACCAAAAGTATCAGCATCATCTTTAGTTTTGAATACATACATGTAAAATCTACTAAATTCATCTACTACTTCATCCAAAGGTCTTACTGGTAACAATAGATAACCATCGGTATATAGGTCCTCAGATATTAAAGCTACCCAATACTTTTTCTTTCCTGGTTTTACTTTATACCTAAACCTTTCCTTGAGTTTAGTGTGCATCCAATCCGGTACCCTATTAAGAAGATACTTGATATATATCTTATCCTTCTTATTCGACCGCCTTTTAAATGCAGATGGCTGTTGTAGCATCCTTGGAAGTATTCTAAAGTTATTCCACCTATCAAATTCAAGAATTAATCTTAGAGTATCTATGTCCCATTCATCATCAGACTCCTTTAACCTCTTCATGTTTCTCTCTATATTTTTAGAGTTTACCTTTGGGAGTAATTGAGCTGAGTCTCCTGTGAATAAGCTTGCTTCTTTTCTTTTTAATCGTTTCTCTAAACATCCCTCCATATAATCTTGGAAATTCCTCTCACAGGGGCAATCTGGTCGAAAAATAGAAGTGTGTTTCTCAAAAAAATCCGAGAATAGCCTAAAGAATTTCTCTGACCGTTCCCGGATTTCAAGATACTTGTAATGAGATAACTTTAAAATTTCACCAGCTTCCCATGAAGATTTACTTTCTGATAGTTGAAGGAATAATGATTGTTGTTCTTTATCAATTAAACAACTCCAGGCTTTTTGTTGAGCTTCGTTCATAACATTAAATTCTCCTATATCTCATTATACTATCAATTGCTTCATTGGTTATCTGATTAGGGTCATATTCCCCAGAATTAGCATAAAGCTTATCTGGGTCATGATTTAAATATACACTATAGATAACGTTGTCAAAAGGTAACCATACTTCCATTCTTCCCATTTCAGGGTATATAAGAACTTTTACTCTTTTACAAAGATGGTCAACCTCTAATACTGTAGCATCTACTCCCTCATAAGGATAACCCCGTAATACTAAGTAATCTCCAGGCTTTACATTGACTAAATCATCTACTGAAAACTTCTTATTCTCTCTAGCAATACGTTTAAATCGCCTTACTTCTTTTCTACTACAAGTAGCCACTAAAGAGAAATCATCAAAGTCTTCTGCATTGTCAATCCTTACCTTTTTCTTTCTTGGGTGCATTGTCTCAGTATTACGTAACCAAGTTCTGATACCAGATATATTCCTACGTAACTTATTAAGAAAAGGCCTTGAGAATGCTAATTTAGTTGGCATTCTCATAAAACCATAATTGAATAATACTGGTACTTCTTCAAATATCATCTTACCCTTTGTGGTTTTTCTTAATACATTTACCATAGGAATAATTGCCTTGATTTGGTCATACCCCTTTTCTTTAAGTTCTTTATTGATTTTATCACAGTACTTCCTTTCAAGGTAAAATATACAATATGAGTATGGGGTATGCTTTTTCATTGGTTACCGGTTTTTAAGAATTAACTTAGCTTGTTTATGTACTAACTTATAGTTTACATTCTTCAATATGTCACTAGCCATGAATACATAAAGAATCTCATCTATCTTTGGTACATCAATTACCATAATATTGGCTTTATCGAATAGGGGTTTATAGAATACGGAAGATAAATCCTTTCCAACTACAAAGAAAAATTCTTCTGAGGGCATTGAATTATATCTCATACAGAGTATAGGAACTTTATTTGCTCTTTTTGCATCCTTAGAAGCTTGTTCCCAGAATTTCAGTATATCGCATCCCTTATTACCTAAGAGTAGATGTTCAAATTTAATCTCTTTATAATTCTTGCATTCGATAGATATCTTACATCTATGAGCATGCCTTTCATCAGTACAGGTTAAATCGGAAGTGGAGTCCTTGTTTGAATGCCAAGCTCCACTCCCTGCTCTATTCCTTTCAAATTTGTACCTGGTCCATTTTGTAAACCAAGCACCTATCTTTCTTTCGAATCGATTTCCTTTATTCTTAGAGTTCATAATGTATTGTATTTTATATATATATATATCGTTATAGTTTTAAAACCTCATCGTAATAGCCTACTTTATATTTCTTCCAGATTCTACTTATACCTGATGAGGATATTTTAGTTAAACCTAACTTTTGAATAATAACAGTATTAGTATACCCAGCTTCTTTTAATTTAAGTATACTTCTAAACTGTTGTTCATTCAAAGACGTATTTAGCTGCCAGCCTCTCTTTCCCTTATTAGGATTTGATTCTTTAGTGAAAGGAGTATACCATCTCCCATCTCTAATCATTTGATGTAAGTTTTCTTTATGGGTGCCCCAATATAGATTCTTATAATAATCATTAGTAGGATTATTATCTTTATGACATACTTCTGGTTTACCATTAGGGTTTGGGATATAGGCTAAAGCTACTAATCTATACCGATTCATTTTAATCTTTCCTAAAGTTTCATGAACTATAGAAGTTTTATACCTACCATTAGTAGAACTCAAATAAAATTTCTTTTTAATCCACACAGTAGAGAGAACTCCCTTGGAATATCTAGACCAAAGGTGCCCTCTCTTACTTATGTAGTAACCTGGGAATCCTGGGATGTTATCATACTTTTTCATGCCTGTAAATTTGGTTTACAAGTATTTATAGTATGATAGCCCTTTTTCTTTTGTTACTTGTAATATTTTAGAATGACTGAATACCACTCCCTCAAGATGAGTAATCACAAATACGGTTTTTCCCTCTGAATATTTGCGTATTAAAGAAGTAACTAATTCTACATTATCCGAACTTAGGGATTCGAATACTTCATCGAACAATATAATATTTACCCCTTTACTAGCAGTTAAAGCCTCATGCATAGCTAGAGCCATAGAGAAATTGCATAGGGTTTTTTCGCCACCGCTAAGTTCATCATAATCAATTATTTGCCCATCTCTTTCAATAAGAGTAACAAATTCTTTTCTAGCAGTACCCAAATCAATATTAAATTCGATCCTAAATCCCAATACCTCTGAATACTTATCGAGGCATTTATTTAAGAACTCAAGTGATGAATCAAATAGATAAGCCTTAATCCCATTATTACCCAATGGGTCATTAATTAACCAGTCATAATTCTCTAACTCTAACTCTTTATTGTGAAAGTCTTCATCAACCTTCCGTAAATTCTTCCTAATCTCATTAAGTTTTTGTTTATACTTTGGAGACATGACCCTAAGCTTTTCCTGTTTGAGCTTAGCCAGATCTTCATCGATAGAAGCAATATCAGAAGCAATATCATCACAATCTGATTTTAATTTCTTATACCTATCATTTACACTACTAAGTTCTTCCAACCTCTCTAAAGCCTCTTGATACTCTTTATCATATTTGTCAAGGTCAGAAAACGCTTTATATATTGATTTAGCATCACGTAACGCACGTTTGTAGTGACCGGCTTCTAACTGTATTACCAATTCCTTAATTACCGTCTTGAGAGGTACATTAGATAAACTCTTAGCATCTTTTATCTTACCTCTTAAATCAAGGATTAATTTATTCTGTTTCTTAATCTTTATCTGAAGTGAGGCATTTACTTCATCCTTAATCTGTTTTTGTTTTTCAATCAGTAACTTAGTTAGCTTCTCCCTATCTTGTTTTAGTTCTTTCCTCTCTTCCCTAATCTTTTGTTTGAAAGATTTTTCCCTATCTCTCATATCAAAATAAGCCTCTTTATTAGCCTCTAATTCTTTCTTCAACATTTGAGACTCATGTTCTACTTCGTTTATTTGAGATATAAGGTTATTCTTATCCTGCAATGCAATGCCCTTAGCAAGGTTTAAGAACTCTAAATCAAATACTTCTTCGAATATCTTTTTCTTATCTGAGTTAGACTCTTGTATAAGCCTCCTTATGCCCTGGCCAAACATAATTGAATTCATAAACAGAGTATAGGACAAACCTATTTCTCTGTTTATGGCATCTTGTATTTTACCTTTCCCTTTTATATCAATGACATCACCATCCTTGATAAATATAAGTCGGTCTTTACCTTTAGCCCCATCATCAAGTACTCCCTCATACTTTTGACATCTTATTATCTTATAGGTATGTGAGTCTTTTTGGAAGTATACTTGAACTCTGGTACCTTTGTAATCTTTAGGTCTTACTTGTTTCCATGTATTTACCTCAGAAACTCCCTTTAGGTTTTTCCCATATATTGCCCATACCAAAGATGAAAGGATAGTGGACTTCCCTTTGCCATTCGGAGCTTTGATTAGTATGGTACATGGAGTATTCAATAACAAATGTAGGAATTCTATTGAACAGAATCCCTCTGCATCCATACTTAGAAATGTTAACATGACTCAGCCTTTTTAAGTGTTTCAATTAATAGATTAGTTTTAACCTCATCTTTAATACCTTTCTCTCTTAGGTATCTCTTTGCTAGAGACTTCTTAGAAAGTTGCTTAGTAATCTTATGTTTGTTATTAACTGGAGTACTAGCTTTTTGAGGGATTACCGTATAATAATTGCCATCATCATTAATATCCTCTTCCCTTTCTACATCGATGAACTTTGGGAAATTTTTCAAAGGTACAAACTTCAGAGACAAATCTTCATAGATTTTCCAATACCCCAATTCACATCCCCTATCGGTTCTCCTCTGATGGTTAGGGGCTCCAATCATATAAACCTTCTTTGATAGTCTTTGTGGTTTGTGTATATGCCCACATAATACTAAATCGAACTTATTGAGAACATTCACATTTAAGTTTTCTACGGAATCTATTTCCCTACCATCTGTATCTTTTGCACCAGGATAATCGGTGTGTAGTAAAAGAATATTCTTTTTACTTTTATCTAATTCTAACTTCTTTAAGTATTCACTTAGACCCACATTATTATCAATATAAGGAACCCCATATACCATAATATCTTTATGTGTAGAAGATAGTTGGGTTTTTTCATAATCTAATATCATGATACCATACTTCTCTACTTGATAAAGCCAGCTAAAGGGTTTAGTACCAACCTTACTTATTTTCTTAATATCATGATTTCCAGATATGGCATATATCCAAAATCCTTCGATTAGTTCATTATAACATATCTCTGCTAATTCTTGGTCCATTGTTTCGGCCTTATGAAATAAGTCTCCACAAAATAATGCAGGACAGTTAAACCTTCTACATAATTTCCGTATAATCGACAAAACCCTGAAACTATTCAGGGTCCTGTGATTGTTCTCATTAAACTTAGCCCATAGGTTTATATGTAAATCCGAGAAGGCTATTGCTATTACTTCTTTCCCCATATCCTATCTAAATGGCAATTGATTTGTTCCGTTCTCATACCTAAATCGAGCTCGGGTATACAAATAGTGGGTATTTCCCAATTTGCAAGCAATTCCCCCATAAGAGATGATATCTGAACTTGGAAGAATCTGTTAAGTATTCTCTTACCATTATCTTCCATTGACCAATACTTATAAGTATCTAGATTTAATGGTAAGAAGATTGCTACATCACATTGATCTTCCATTAAAGTCTTACATTGACAGAAAAAATGTTCCATTTCACATTCTGGTAAAGTTCTTGATTGCTTATACCAAAAATAAGCAGCCAAATCTGCATAACTCCTATCAGTTACGAAGTATTCTCTATCCTTGAATAACCTATTCCTTTTGTTCAGAAGTTGAAAATCTGCTTTATACATTGCCTCCGAACCGAGGGATAATATTTCATTATGTGATACCCCTTCAGTAGCAGGTAATAAATCTGACATACTACCAGAAATAAAAGGTAGATCTTCTCTCTTAGCTACATACTTAGCTAAAGTAGTTTTCCCTATACCAGAGGGACCCACAAACATAATTCTCTTACTCATGATGTAATGCTTTAAATGGTTTTATAAATTCATTTGTCAAAAATGATGCTAAAGAGTATTCGATACAAAGTTCTTTGAATTTCTCATACTTAAACTTCTTCTTTGACTTAATTGGTAACTTATCCAATGGATTATGTCTTACAAACCAGAAAAGGTCGATTAACTGTTCATTCCTTTTCCATATTTGAAGATATTCTTTGTTCCTACTCTGGGCAATAAACTTCTCAATTCTACCCTCATCAAGGATTTTTCTTGCCTTTACTGGTCCTATACCCGGGAACCCTGGTATATCATCGGAGGTATCTCCAACCATTGCAAGGTACTCTACCGTTTCATGAGAATGATAACCGAATAATTCTTTGCAGTTATCCATTCTTATCATCTCATCTTTTCTGGGATTATATATCCTCAGGTTATTTGATAGCAACTGGTTAAAGTCTTTATCCGATGATATAAGTATCATTTTCTCGGATTGGAATTTTTTAATTGCAAGGTATGCTAAGAAGTCATCCCCTTCATATACTGTAGATTTCTTTTTATCGAAGATATAATTAATTCTTATCATACCCAGCATTTTCATTATAATTGCCTTTTGCTTTTGCAATGATTCGTAATCTACTGATATGTTTTTCCTATGGCCCTTGTAATTTGGTAATAACTCCATCCTTACTGGTGAATGACCATTATCAAATGAAACATAAACCTCATCTGGTTCGAACCTTGTAAGATACATATGTAGAGATTTGAAAAATCCGAATATTGCCCCACTCGGTTTGCCATCGGTAGATTTAAGTTTTTCAAATTTGTGAAAAGATTGATGCAAAATATTCTCTCCGTCAACTAATAATATTAATTTTTTATTTTTCATATTTATTTTTATATTTAATATAATAATCTGATATTAGTTGATGTCCCAGCCCGGTTATCTCTGATACCTCTTTCTTATTCATCGTCTTCCTCCTCCTCTTCTGAATCTGAATAGTTTTCATATTCTACACCATCGACTGGGAATAGATTTGTTTCTATTTTCTCCAGTTGTTTTTTAGTAGTACCTATGGTATTTACTCCAGCTTTCCGTAAAAGTTTTCTACGAAGTTCATCGTCTTCTTCCAGAAGCTTTTGGAATTTCTCTTCTCCTCTTGCAAGAGTTTTCCCTTTCAATTTATACCCACCAGTAGTTTTTTCGATTACATCGGTATCTACCAATACATCTTCTAAAGCATAGCATCTATCAAACCCGACTTCGTGGAATTTAGGATTGAAATATACAGGGCATTTGCTGATTGTAGGTCGAGGAGGCGCAACTTTATTTTTAATAAGTCTGATAGTGACAAGTTTCCCAGCTTTCCTTTCTTTCCCATTTTGTTTAATGGTAACAGACCTTCCTGAATAGAAAGCAGCTCTGATTGAAGCGTAGAACTTAAGTGCTGCACCTCCTGTAGTTGTTGTATTATCTTTTCCAAATCCGACATTTAAAGCAGTTCTTAATTGGTTAATATAAATCTGAGATACTCCCAGCTTGTAGAATAACTCACTTCTGATACGGAAGTATTTGTAAAGAGCCTTTGCTCTACCTCCCATCTCTGCCTTACCATCAACCATCTTAGCATCTATATTATCAGTACAGTCAGTAGCTGCAATGGAATCGATTACTAAGAGTATCGGTTCATTGTGAGTTAATTGAGAACGTAAATAAATTGCTAAGTCTGCTACTACGTCTGCAATATATTCAATACGGGTATCATTAACAATAGTTACTCTTGCAGGGTCTACTCCATTGATTTCAGCCCATGAATTCATCCAGGATTGTTCAGCATCTACCCATATCACATGACCTCCAAGTTGTTGAGTAGCATAAGCAAAGTTATAAGCCACTAAAGATTTACCAGAGGATTCCTCTCCAGCAATCTCAACGATTTTACCATAAGGAATACCCTTACCGAATAAGTAGTTCAAAGCAAAGAAAGTAGATGGTATATATAAATCGGTATCAGTAACTTCTGAAGCTAATTTAATCATACTCCCATATTTCTTTGCCATCTCATTTGCTGTTGGTACTTTTAAACCAACCTTAGATTTCTTTGCCATAATGTAATGTATTTAAACTAAAGAAGGTGATAACAGAACGAATCTAATTACCACCTTCGAATGAAACCATATTACTAACCCTTAAATATCCGATTTGTATTTTCTTTTCTTTTTCTTGGGTTCATCATCTTCCATGTAATGGTCTTTGTGAACTCCCTTTTTCTTTTTCTTCTTTGACTTATCGTCATCATCGTCATCCCCATGGTCTTCATTTAGATACTGTGAAAGTAAATCTTCCAACTCATCATAGGATTTGATTTGAGAACGAACTATCCCCTCAAGGTCAATTGTACCTTGATATTTCTTGTCCAACTTAGTTGGTTTGCAAGCACGAGCAGAATAAGTGGTATCTAGTTTACCAGACCCGGAACGAATTACCTTGATATCGTATCCAGTTTTTGGGTCTGTCATATCACCTGCCTCATCTTCATCAAGGTAAAGGTCAATGATATCCTGGTATACTGAGCGAGGAACTAAAACTCCCTTATCTTTGCCTTCGTAATCTACCTTACTACCCTTTTCGTCTGAGTAAATGATACCACCGATAACATATCTTCTTCTTGGTACCAAATTCTTGGCAAGTTCCTTGTCATCTTCATCCTTGGAGTTTTTCAATTCTTGGTATTTCTCCATGAATGGGCAAGGTTCATCAAAAGTAGCCGGAGATATAACTCCTCCCAAATTGCCACCCAGGTAGAATTGAATAATTTCGATACCCAATTCTTGGTCATCACCTGGAGATTTAATTCTCATTCTCAGGGTTCCTTCTTTTGGATATACCAATCCACTTCCGTTTCCCTTAGATTCTAGCTGTTTCTTTCTAGCTAGCATCTTTTCTTTTGTAGAAAGTCCCTCTGATGAAACTTTCTTTTTCTTCTTGTCTTTTATCATAATGATTAGTTTTAATTATTCGGTTCTGAGTAAACTACTTCGTTCATACTCAATACGGTAAGAACGTTTTTCTCTAAAAGTTGTTTGAGAGCAGGAGATAGTTTGTCCGTTTCGAATTCAAGTTCTTTACCTGCATACAAACCATAGGTAACTATTCTACCTACAGCAACCAATTCTCGGTAGGTTTTGTATTCTTCAGTAATTTCTCCACTCTTTACTACAACCCCTTTACGAGGAACTCCCTCTTTTACTTGTTCAGGGATAATCAAACCGGATTTAGTTTGGTTTACCTCCTTGGGAGATAAAATAAGTACCCGGTTTTCTGTGGGGCATCCGGGTAATTCTTGATTAAATTTCTCAGCTACAAGAGGTGAGATAAATGTCATTGAATAATTCATATTCTAATACTGTTTTTAAAAGTTAGTAATTGTTTATAGTTCAATGGGTTAACCTTTTCTTAGGTTCGCATTAATAGTTCTTAATATATTTTCGCGTGACTCATAGCACTTACATATAGTTATGAACTTATTTGCTTTTTCTACAGCTTTCAAATACCTTTCATTGATAGAAGAGTATTTCTTGTTAAGGTTTGCCTTATGAGATACGTATTCATTATTCCATCTCTCATTAGCATCCTTATAATATAACCAGGCATTCGAATAAGCTTCTTCTTTTTCCCTTGCTAGAGCATCTCTTTCTTTTATATACTTATCTCTCAGGGAAGCAAGTACATAATAACTAGAAGGAGATTCTCGTAGCTGAGAATTAATGATATTCTCATTGATAGATAATTCTTTTTGAATATCAATCTCAATAAGTTTACCTTCAAATTTAACCTTTAGTTTTTTCAGTTCCGTCTTCATAAACTTCTAATAGGTTTTTAAAGTCTTCTTTACTAAATTCCCCTTTGCTTATTGCTTTAGTTACTTGAGCAAAAGCCATTTGATAAGAGAGTTTCATACCGGGCAAATTAAGAAGAGATTTATAGATGCTTACCTTATCTACCAAAGCCATTAATCTTAAGTCGCATAAGTTATCAGTACCACCTCTATCGAGTAATGCTAAAAATGCAGCCCAATAAATATGGGTGGCATCTTCATAAGCAAGTTTACCATCCTCATCCGTAGCCATTACTTTAAAAGCCAATCCCTCTAAAGTAGTAAGATTAGTTTGTACTTGAGATAACTGAGTCTTTAATCGGTTAAGTAACATTTTTTCTTGTCCACTCAACCTTAGATTAACCCCATCTAAATACTTAAGTAAATTTTCGATAGAATAACCTAAGCACCCTGCAACCATGTAAGTGAGGGCAGTTAACTTACTTGCATTATCAATCTCTTTCTGTGTTGCCATAATTCCATAAATTTATATTATTTATGTAGACATAGTATCTTCTCTTTTCACTCCTGTAATGGTAGATACTGAATCTGAATGCTTTATATTAGTTTTACAATTAGGACATTGTACTATCCTAAAATAATCGCCCGATTTTTTATAAACCCCAAAAGTTTCACTATTGTCATATTCAAATTCACAATCACATATTGGGCATTTAGCTCTCCATACCGTGGGTCCGTTCAAAATCTTTTTCATATTGCTTCATTTGTTTGTTAAAACGTTTCTTATACTCTGAAATAGGTATGTGTTTATATTTCTTATGTTCTTCCATATATTCTTCTACTGAGAAATCAGGTTCTAACATTTTCTTATAATCATAACCCGGAATAAAAGGTAACTCTTCTGCCATTGACCTACCAATAACAAACTCCATGTCCATTGTGACATCATCTATCTGAAAGCCGAAGTATGGCTTAGTTAATGGGTTCCTATAAATTTGCCACATCTCATATATACTCCAAATATTAATATTCTCTGGTTTAGTAATCTGATAATTAGCATCATGTACCAAACATACAGACTTAGTAGAGGGTAATTTACCTTGTCTCATTAAGTAGTATATGAGAATACTTCCAAATAAACACATATCAGATGCAGCAGACTGGCAATTGCCCGTGATTAAGGTTCTATATCGCTCATCTTCACCGATTACTCTTGTAAAGAAAGCTCCCGATTTTACAGTAGGACACCATACTTTACCTACGTACTTCTCTTTCGTCAGATTATTTTCTGAATTGTAAGTATTCTTAGTGTTTACTGATTTCCTAAAATTAGAAAATTTTACTCCATAACTAGTTTTAGTAGCCCGTACAAACTCCTGACCGTATTTACTGGGTTTCTTATCTTTAAAATAAGATAAGTCACCTTCATGGGATAATTCATACATACTTGAAGTATTATTGCAGAGTACAACCAAAGCCTGAAGTAATTCTCCTTGAGTTTTATCTCCAGTTGCCCATATCGACCAACCATCTCCCAATCTCATATTTTCTAATAGGATACTTAATTGAGGGTTAGTTAATCTAGTTAATAATTTCATATTTAGCTTACGTTCAGGAACTAATCTATTGAGCTTATAAACAAATTCTGGGTCTCTTATTTCCCATATTACTTGATTCTTTTCTCTACGAGAAAATTCCACACCTAACTCTTCCATTATAGAATCTATAATATCCACCTTATGAGAATTTGCCGTATTACTCTGACATATCATTACTATATTACCATTCTTCAAATAACCATCAGTAAGATACCAACCTAAAAAAGCAACATAAACATCTGAATATCTAGCTTTTACTTGATTATTATGTGGAGCTCTTATTGGAATAGCATAGGGTTTATCAGAATTATATAACTCATCAGATGTTAATACTTCAGTTTTATCCAACTTAGAAATTTTATTCGGCTTAGTAACTACCCATCTATGATCGGGAGTAGATAATACATCAAGATGCTTAGTCTTTAACCTAATCATATCTCCATCATAATCAAATACATTTACCCTTTCAACCTTTTGCCATTCTGATTCTCCTATGTCCCGATTAAATGCCAATATCTCATCACCAACTTTTAAATCTTCATAATTTACCCATCCCTTAGTTTTACTAAGAGCCTGAGATGAAGGTAATAAGCAAGGAAAATTCAAGGCTAATCTCAAAGCATAAGCTTCTTCTCCCTTATCATTTGAATATATTTGGGGTAATCTTCTTTTCCTCCCAAATAATGATACCAGATGCCCATTCTTTCTAAGGAATTTCTCTTGTTTCTTCAAGAAGGTCTTCAACTTGGGGTGTTGACCAAAGAATATGTCCATTTCCTTTTGGGCTTCTTCTGGTGTAACTATAATACCAGATTTTGGGTCAGATAGTTTTACTGCTAGTAATTTTGCACCAATTCCATAAATAAGTCCAAAAGCAATTTGTTTAGCTTGCTTTCTTCTCACCTTCCATATCTTATGTTCTGGATGATTTTCATCCTCATATATCTTAAGAGCTTCTTCATAGGGTATATGATATTTAGTAGCAGCAATTGCTAAGTGAGGGTCCTGACCAGAGTTAAAAGCATTAAGATAAGTTTCATCTCCAGATAGATGAGCCATAATTCTTAATTCTGCCTGGCTAAAATCACTAGCAATATATAAGGTTCCTTTAGGAGCTTTTAATTGTAATTTAATATTTGGGTCTACGGATGTCTTGGGAATTTGTTGAGCATTGGGTTCTGCAGAGGATAATCTTCCACTTGTAGTCCCATGAATAAGAAATCTTCCATGTAATCTATCATCATCTTGAACTTTTTCATTCCAACCCTCTATATAGGTTTTATACATCTTCTCTAAACCTCGTAATTCAAGAAGCCTATCAAGGAAAATTGCCTTAGGTGAATCTGGTTTTTTAACGGTTAACCTTAGATTAGTAAGAGTCTCTTCATCTGTACTTGGTTTACCGGATTCATTATTCTTAATTACCTCAAAATGAAAACCTTCTTCCGAATACATCAATGCAGGTAAATCAACTGAACTACCCAAATTGATAGGTCTTATCAATTCTTGTTCCTTTTTAGTTGTGAATATACCAGCCTTGATATTTGAGATTTTCTGTTCCCTTGATACAATCTTTCGTTTATCTTTTGGATCATTATAATCTAGCTCCTCAAGTTCAGCTTCGATAGATTGAATATATTTATCAATCTTTTCTTGGTTATACTTCTTTTCGAATTTCTTTACTCTTGGCAAATCATATATAGCTTGTCTAGCCGCATCTATTTTTGGTTTATATGTTTCCAGTAGTTGATTATTGAACTCTCTATCTAGATACAAACCATTCTTCTCTACTGAAGTGAGTACCCTTGATGCAGACATAATTAAATTCCTGAAGGTACTGTACAAACCAAAGTCAATCAGCTTCTTTTCAAAGAATATCATTAACCTAAGAGTATAATCCGTATCTTGACATCCATAATGGCAAAGTGGGTCTAACTCTTTTTTATCCCAAGGTATTTTATCGAAAGCATCTTGCTTCTCATAATTACCATACTCTGGTAAATACCTTCTTACCATTGATTTTAAATCATTAGGTTTTTCCTCGTTTAGTAGATATTTTGCAAGCATACCATCTAAACAAGTACCTCTATAGAATATTTGATATTTCTGGTTTATCTGGTCATCAAATTTCCAGTTCCATGCAACCTTAGTTATCTCATAATTCTCGATTACCTCTTCCCCAAATTTCCTTAGCATCTTTTTCCAATTCCAACCGGGTGAAGTATAATCTTTTGTTTCGAAATGGTCTAAAGGAATGGAAGCACCAAACCCTGGCATCCAGGATACTGAGAGTATAGTTGGCTTAAAACCCTTATTGTAAATTGGTGAACCATCAGTTTCATAATCCACACTGGCATATCCGGTATACTTACATAGTTCAATAACTTTTTTAAGCATACGTTTGTTCTTAATAATTACATATCTAGTTTGCATGATTGATGTCTCCCATCTTTAACACATTGTTGAATATTCTCAGATTGAGTACCCCAGTAAAGATTTTTATAAAAATTATTCTTAGGATTATTATCTTTATGACATACAAATGGTTTATTTAATGGGTTAGGTATATAAGCTAAAGCTACCAACCTAGACACTTGTACATAATGTCTTTTACGGAAATCATCCTGTATTACTAACCTATAATATCCCTTATGGTTAGTTATTCTAGTTAATTCCCTCCAATAACCCACTCTGTTTAAATCTCCAACACCAGTTTTAGATTTTCTACCTAATCCAACTCTTCTTCTGGTATATACCCGACCTCGTTTAGAAACATAATAACCAGAAAATCCAGGTATATTATCCATGAACCTTTTACGCAAGATTACTGGAAAAGATGATACATGTTTTTTCTTCATATATTTATAAATAGAAAAAGGGACATACCCACCAGTAGTAGATACATCCCTCATTATTAGTATTTTTCTTGTAAGTCTTCCAGATTAGATGCTAATGATGTCCAATCTTTCTTATAAGCATGAAGAGAATCGATTGTGTGATACAGATAACCCGGTTTTACTCCTACCTCTTTAGCTACATATTGCATGAGTCTCCATGCAAGATATACATCATTACCAAAATGTTGTACAAAGTCCGAACTTCTTTGATGATAGCAAATATGTAATACCTTCTCTCCTTTACCATTCTGACGGATAAGGAAATCATAATACATTGAGCAAGGTATACGTTTCCTTCCATCAAGGAATCTTAAATCTGTACCATGGAATATAGGGAGTACTGCTTTACGAGTATCATTATCCCTCTTAAGAAGTTCAATAACTGATTGCATTGCTGAATCACAGTTAAAAGAAGTACTACCATAAATGTCTAACGAGTTCCAAATACGCTCTGGGTAGGTGTAATCAAACTTACCATTCACCAAGAACTGTTCCCATAAATCTTTTCTCAGTTCCCAAGCTTTACCAGGATTTAATTCATACCCACCAATTCTTTCTTTAAACTCAGCATCTGCCCATTCCTTTGAATGAGAGAATATGAATAACCATACTGGGTCTCCAAGTGAAGTTAAACAATATTGTTGGCAAATGAGTTCTTTTGTAATAAAATCCTCATTACCTTCAATCACTTTATTCTGATAGGTCTTTGGTTTTACAGTTTGACCATAACTGTTAAGTTCTCTGCCCATTTCTGACATTAACTCAAAACTGTTAGAATATATCCTCATATAATATAAATATTTAATTGTATGACATTGTAGAACTAACCCAGGTCATATGCCAGTAGCGATATACAAAATCATCAAAATCCTCTACCTCTTTCATTAACAAGAGTATATCTGGTTCTCCCCCGTTCTTTTTAATCTCAAAAACTTGGTAATAAAATTTGTTTACTAATCCTATCCGCTTCTGATTTAAAAATTCCTTAGCTTCCATTGTTCTTTTGTTTTAAAAGTTTCTTTTTATAGGCTTTACGTTGAGAGTAAGAGATTACATTCTCAGGATATTCTATATCCTCGTATTCAAGAAGTAATTCTTTTGCTTTCATTGATTTATATGTTTCCTCATATAAATCTGGTCGAAGCACTTTAAAACTTCTAAAGAATACCTTGAATGAAGAGAATTCCTTCTCTGTGCCCTTTTGGAATTTTTTCCATATCTCTTTTATTCTCTTATTCCATGAATTCTCCTCTGCTCCTTTAAGTACCTTCTTCAAAGGTTTATGGGTATGATACATTAGAAGTGTCTCCACATTTCCGTACATTTGAGTCGCGAATAGGTTGATTTGTACTGACTGATCCGGACCATATACGTACTCTGACATTCGTTGAATTAATAGGAAATCGAATATTAACCTCTTGGTAATCTCCGAAGCCCGAACTACCATTGTAATAACTGGGATGTCCTCCCCGAATCGTTTTGAAAAAGTCGCTGCTATTAGACATTGCTTTCCGTTATCATGATGATTGTTAAACATATAGGTTATATTGTAATTCTGATTGTACTTATTTCTCAGTACTCTCAGTTTACTACGCAACAAGTCAAGCTTATTAAAATCTATGTAGTTATTCAATAAGCTAGTCCACTTAGTTTCTTTATAATTGAAACATCTACCATAATCAAATTCTGGGTCTACCCAGGCTTTTCGTATTTTTATAAATACGTTATACACTACTGCTACCCCACTATTAGCCATAGCACCTTTCCCAAATAGGATTGGGTCTAATCTTAAAAAACCCTCATTAAGTTTTTCCCATGCTTCCTGTGAAGTAGCAAATTCTAACGAATGGAGGGACTCCTCCGGATTAAGTTGAAGTCCCTCTAATTTCTTATTCCAACCCGACATATAACTGGCTGATTTTTAATTAGTTACTAATAATTAGTATTTTGTCTCCATAAATTGAGACGTTGTTTTTTAAAGAATAAACTAAACAATCCGCAAGGAGTAAACCCATTCATGGCTAAAAATCCCATATAGAGATAGAATGACTTTACCAAAGATTCCTGAAAATCTATTTCTTTGGTCATCACTTGAGTTTGTTTCCAGGGTCTACATTTAAGGAAGTTCCTTGCTTTATTAAGTTCATATATTACTTCCCATAAATATAGCTTCTCATTTTCATGAGATATCTCGCTCATTTCATGAAAACCTGGGGTATAAGAAACTATCTTATCATATTCTGCCCTATCCTCTCTTGCCCAATCGGTTGAACTTAATATAGGATATTTCCTTACACTTCGATGATCTGGGTACTTGATGAGTAGGTCTTTGACTCCGATTGCCATTACCTCAAATAAACTCTTTGCATCTTGGTATTTCAGAATATCTTCTGGCAATATATTAGAATACAAAAGCAAAGTAAAGAAGAATCCCAAGGCATCTGCTTGTTCCTCATTTGCATTTGCTAGATGATTTAATACCTGAGTGTATTCTTCTGAGGTTAAGCAATCATTATTCCATCCATAATCACGATATATAGATACTACTTCATCGGTAGATTCGAATCCTTCGGTTAATTCCTCAATAACCCTACCAATAAAATCCTTTAGGATAACTTGGTTCTTTGGGTTATTTATATCTAAAGGATAATCTGGTAACTTCTCTATAGATTTATATCCAGAGAATTGTTCTATCCCAAGATCATACATTTCTTGTAGTATCCGTGCCTCAGTTTCTTCTACCTGAGGCACTTGTTCATTTATATTCCTTATGTCCACTATTTTATGTTTTGAGATGAACCAAATCCTTTATCTCCTCTGCTTCCCCACATTTGTGATTCAGTATAAAACTCCTCTTGCTGAATCTCCTCTGGCTCGGTAATATGAATGGGTACATGAATAAATTGTACCAGCTTTTGACCAGCCTCGATAACCTGAATTTCTTGAGAAGTGTTATATATCCCAATATGTATCTCTCCAACATAAGGGGAATCCACTATCTCGGCAGTAAAGATTAACCCTTTCTTAGTAGCTATACCAGATTTGTTTGCTGCCATTAACATAGATGCAGGAGGTTCTAGCAAACCTTTGATACCAGATGGGATAAGTATACGATGACCTGGTTTTAAAGCTATATGCCTTACAAAGGATTCACCAAAAGGAACATAACCTTCGGAGTCGAATTCATTTTTAGAATGAATATCCTCAGGGTATAAATTAGTTGGTACATAGAAATCTAACCCAGCATCATTTGGGTTTGCTCTGTTGGGAGATACTACCTCCCTTACTTTGATAAATCTAAATCTGTTCATAATATATTACATTTACGTAAAAGTTGTCCAAAGGTTAATTTCTCGGGTCTAGAAACATGTACTCCCAATGAATTACACATCCTGATTACATCGGTAGAACCCTCCATACATAAATTAGCAAGTACATCTTCTTGCTTTACAAAATAGTTTGGGTTGTTAAGGTATACCTTGAACATAGCCCATATCATCTCTATTGGTTTCATTATTTAGTACACTCTTTATAAAGTTCTCTAATACGTTTTCTTGGTACTTCAAATTTCTCAACTGTCTTTGAGATAATTTCTTTTTTCTCTTTGCCTTTCCGAATCAAGCATCGGATGTATTTCTTGATACCAACGGTATCTTCAAGTACATCTAAATCCTTGTATTGATTCTTCTGTTCAAGTTCTTTTCTTGTAATGTTCAAGTTCTGTGACATCTTAAATGCACATAATTCTGAGTCTCCGCATAGCTTACATTCCTTAGTTGATAAATCATACCCAATACCAAAGCAAACATCACCATTAGTACCCAAAGTACTTAAATCTATGGGAGTAAGAATATCTTGCTTCGATAAGTCAGGAAGTTGTTTCTTTTTCTTAGCCATTATATGTCTTTTTTACGTTTATAATAAATGTATATCTCACTGTTATCCTCTATGGGAACATAGGAATAACCGATGTTATTTATAAATAGTTCCCTGAGTTTATATAATTCTTGGTATGAATTTCTATCATAGCTCTCTTGACATACTTTGACTACCATACCATTACTCCAGTACAAACAAAAGAAATGAGTAAAGCATTCGGGGGTATTTTGAGAAGTTTCCAAGCTTGATATCCATATCAAATCTCTACAGTTGAATACGTGTTTAGGATTATGTACCTCCCCAACAACAAGAGATTTAAACCATTCTTTAATCTTCTTCATCATAAGTGTAATTAAGGTGTTTACAATTAGGACAGACTCATTCTTTGAAATGCCATCCCTTAATTTCCAAATCCTCTTTATGAAAACGTTTCTTGCATGAATGACATTGATAACCATCCTTAGAAAGTATGAAGTCTAAAGCGGGTATTATTATCATAATAACAACCGCTGTAATTAAAATATATTTCTCCATCACTGAAAGCCTTTGTTTTTCTTTTTAGTGTTATTGGGTTTCCTTAAGAGTACCCAGCAATAAATACCGGATGCAGAGATTTGGATTATCTTCCAACCATCTGATAATAGAGTAGTTAGTTTAGTATCATCTTCATCTCTGATACATATTAGTTTATCATTATTCATAATGCCTATATGCTTATTAATTGTAATCTTCTTTTCCTCCTACGGAGAAAAAGTAAATACTCATAGTACTTCTAGTTAACTCTTAATAAGGCTATGGTTAGGATGTTTCTTCCATAGCTTATCTAACAGTATTACTTTCAATTCTTGTCTCTGATAATATTGCTTTCTATGCTTACCATGCCTATCTAAATAAGGGCCAGGATAATGAAGGTCATCCAGGTATACTTTCTTTTTCGATTTATCGGTTCTTACCAAACGACCAAGAAACTGAATAGATTTTTCCTGACTATCCATGCTTGCTGCATTAAGTAAATACCTAAGCTTAGGAAAGTTTTTACCTCGAGCAATGATTGTAGTTGATACCAGGATATCTATTTTGCCTTCCCTAAAATCCCTCATTATTTGTTGTCTTAACTTAGAGGGAGTATTAACATGCACATAGGCAATATTATAGGCATCGCCCAGTTTCTTTTTAAAGAACTTATATAGATTTTCACAATGTGCAATATGCTTGCATACTACAAGAGCAGGATATCTACCTTGATTAAGGTTCCATAGTAATCTATTATAAGCCATTAACCAAGCTGTATAACAATTGGTGATTGAATCATCGTATATTTCCTTATAGGAAATACAATCAGATTCCCAATTACCATACCAGGGTTTACCGGGTACCATCTTTACGATAGTTTTAGTTGAGTAACCCTTTTTGATGGAATCCTTAAGTTTAAACTCAGCAATCACTTTACCAAAGAAACATTCTAGGTTCATATTCTTAACCCTATCCTTAGCAAGCTTACTCATATAAATCGTACCAGATAATCCTATACGAATTCTGGTATTAAATAACCGAGTGATTACATTCTGATATTGCTTACTACCTCCTTGGTCAGCCTCATCTACAAGTACCATATCTATCTGAGATAATTCTTTTTGATAGAATCTCATGTTCCTCGAAATAGACTGAACCATACCTATGGTAAAATTACTCCAGTTTAAAACTTTGCCTTGAACAAAAGTGATATCCTCTCCGGGAAGATATTGCTTAAATTCTTCTCTAGCTTGATTTAACCAATCCGAATCATTAGTTATTAGCAAAGTCTTTAACTGCTTCTTATAGGATAAATATAAAGACGACATGATAAGTGTGTTATGAGATATGAATCCATTAGATAGGTAATTATGATACTTAGGTATCTCCATATCATAACATGGGTATTTATCTAAGATTTCTATCTTATCTATTTTATCCCAATAACAATTACTAGAAATATTTAGTAATTCTGTAGCTTTATCATTATTAGAGCCTAAGAATTCTACTAAGCAATTAAAAGCAGTTAAAGTTAACCTATTATGATGACTTACCTGTGTACTTATAACTCTACCATAGGTTTTTCTAAACTTACCTTTCTCTTTCCAAGAAAGCTTATCATAAAGTTCTTTAGCAAAATTACTAAAAGGTAATTTATTACTGTAGTTATTCCGTTGAGAATTGCTAGGAATACATTTTCTTTCAATCCTCATGGGTATTATTTCTAGAAACTCATCATAAAATTCGCTATGAATAGTTATTCTATAAGCTATACTCTCTTTACCATTACATGAAGTCTTCTTGGGTTTAAGACAACAAGCTATCCCTAAAGATAATAAAGCTTGTTGTACTCTACGAGCATTTTCAAGATTTACAGTAGTAAAAGATAAGGATCTTCTACCATGAGATGATGAATTATGCCCATCTGTATCAAATAAACCTGCTATATAATTCCTTAAGTCATCATAAGAAGCCTGAAGAATCTTATCGGGTATGTACTTTTCATGGGCAGTACCAATTAATTCTGGATATTCCTCTTGAAGTAGTTTAGCAAAATTAGTATCGGATTTAGATATATGAAAACCTTTAAATCTTTTGTGGGGTTTTATTTCTACAGGAGTTTTACAGATTTCATCCATAGTAGCTTTAACTACTTCGGCTACTTCTATATCTTGACCTGATATAGATATGTTTATTTGATTTTTAGAAACTTGATGAATATGACCATCTCCGGATAAAGCTCCCAAAGTATAGCTAAGGTTTTTACCTATGGTATTTTTAGAATGAGTATATTCTAAGGAGATAGGTAAACAATCCCCTTTCTTTAAATCCTTGACATATACCCATTGTAGATTATCCCCATAATAAGTATATAATCTGTGATTTTCATATCCACAGATTAGAGTATAACCCTGAGAAGTAGTTATCTTTACTACCTTAATCTCATTATAAACTCCTGCATTAGGTTTTACTAATACACCCTCTTTAGTAAGGACTTTACCTTTATATCGTATCTTACCTGTTTCAGATATGATTTTTTCTATAGGTAATAACCCATCCTCAGTATGTATTAGGGTACCCTTACCGGTGCATTTACCGGCATTAACCGTGTAATCTAATACACCAATATGGAAAGGTGTATCACCTACTCGATTATTAATCACAGACTTAACTGCTTTCTCTTGCTCGGGTCTTAATTTATATTTACCTATATTCGTAACTACTTTACTGACTTTAGGTAAGGGTTGTCTCATATCTACAACTTTAGGTTTAATCCCCATCTCAATACACATATCGTATACTTTGGGAAGTAAACCTATTTTAAATTGCCCAGTCTTGGTGATGTAATGAATCTTACCGTCCCAATTCTGCATACCTCTTTGCCTTGTACGTAAGTAGAAAGCATTTGGATGTCGAATAGCGAACTCATTATAAAGTTTTTGTGCGAACTTAAGAGGTAAGTCGAGTTCGCACATATTTCCATTCTGTATGATTATCCTACTCATTTGATAATTACCGTTACACCCTTAGTAGATTTATCCATACCCATTGCTTCCTTGAGAAGTTTAATATGATGCTCCTCATCCGCAATCAATTTCTCAAGGAAATAATTCACGTCATCGTAATCTGGGCGTTCTTCGTATTGAGCAATTGCTCTTTGGATTTTCTTGTAGTGACCCATAGTTTCTATCTCAGAATTCAAAGCAATCTTTAAAGCTTGTTCCCAAGTAGAACCAATCTCAATTGTAGGATTAATATTCATGGTAGAGTAATCCTCGTATGGGTCTGCCCTTTGTAAGAAATCAGATATCTTGTCAAGATGCCTCATCTCTACCAAACCAATACCCAACATCAATTCTGATACCTCCTCGAATCTAGAAGACTGTTGGGTATACATAATAATTGCACTTAGTTCTGAAAATTTGGCATTCTTCCAAATCACATAGAACATATTAATTATCTCATCAGGCCAAGGGTCGATATCCTTAAAATCTGGATAAGTTACCGATTGGTCTGAATACTTGAGGACATCAATAAAAGCATTAGCTGCATCCTCCACTCTGTTTCCGAAAAATTGTAAACCTTTCATATTACTTTTTTTAATTATTAATTTTTTCCCAGAGAGAACCTTCAACTTCGGGTTCCTCTTCCAGGGATTTTTTGTTCTTATACTTATATAAATACTTATTGTATCTTTCAATTGCTTTATCCGTATACATCTGTGCAATATCTGGTAATCCATTACACCATGCAAGAGATTCAAACTGAGCATCAATGAATGTCTTATAATCCCAACCCTCTTCTTTTAGGAATTCTCCTACCTTTGCAAAGTGTACATACTTCTCTGGTTTGTTTTCATAAGATTCATAAATACCAGTTGCCTTAGCAATCTTACCTATGAAATAATCATGTATCTCTTTAGTAAGCTTTGAATCTGAATATTGCAATTCTATCTCGGCATCTACTTGATTAGTAATGTTATCCTGCATAGATATTAACCTTTGCATAACATTCCTATAATCAGTCATCCTTTTTAGTCCAGTCTCTATATACTTGATAAAACCTTCCCTGGTATCAAGTTTAAAATCCTCACAAAAGGTATTACATATCTCTGCAAGCTTTTTACAATTTGCCCATTCTCGAGAATTACTTTCGTTTATTTTACGAACTCCCCTATGCTTTAACTTTATACGAGTTGCATATAAAATATCAGCAACAAGGGCAGCATCCCCCTTAGATGCTAGTAAAATGTTATTAACTCGCTTAGTATTCTTATTATTAGAAACTAAGACTGCTCTATGATTTATTGCCTCCTTTCGAGCAATAACAAAAAAAGCCTCAACTGGGAAGTTATCTACCTCTAGGGTATTTAATATTTCCTCAAACTGAGACTTAGTTATATGGATAGATGGTTCACGCATAAATATATTATTTTATAATATAATAGGAACTCCCTATTTCAATGAGTTTCTGATTGATATCAATTCTTGATAACTTTGATACCGAGTAGCATATACTAGCTTAAGTGTTTGTTTCTTCCCCAAATCATTTACATCAAAACCCTCTGGAAGAAATACTACCTTGACTTTTTTATAAGCTACTAATTTAAGTGCGAGATTAACAGCATAAGACCTGGCATCGGGGTCTAAAAGGATAATATATCTTTGGCATTGGGATTTAAGTAGTTCATTGACTTGGTACTGACTAATAGCTTTGCCCATTGTGGCAATTGCTCTATCCCCAATTGTGAGAGCATTAAGTGCTCCTTCGCAAATGAATACCGACCGATACATCTCCAACGCATCATGATTAAAGATGATAAACTGTTTTCCCAAACCGGTGATGTCTTTGTCTGGGTTATTATACCGGGGTCCTTTGCCGATAACATTTCGAGCATTGTAATACCTAAGTTGTCCTCGATAATAAAACGGGATGATAAGGTACCCATATGTCGTGCCCATTGTTCCATATCCGATACCACATCTTGAAAACTTCTCGAGGTTAAAGCCGCGTTTCTTGATATATCCACGAATGCTTTTTGCAAGTTGGCTATCCCCGAGCGAAATGTTTCTAAATCCCTCAGGGAGATATACGGGCTTACTTTCGGCAAGTTCGATTTTCTCTTCCTTAAACTGTAGTTCATCAAATTGTCCATTGTTCAAAAAATTAATTAGTTCATGGTACTCAGTAAATCCTTCTATGTCCATTATTAGTTGAGCAGGGGAAGGATGGGCATTACATCTAAAACAATTGGTTCTATACATAGAAAGGTTAACTCCCAACTTATGTTCTCTCCCACAATAGGGGCAAGTTGGTATACGCATCCAGCCATGTCGATATTCAAAAGCTCCAAGTCTTTTAATGAAATAAGTTTTGAGCTTAGACTTAAACTGATTTGTTATTTTCATAAACTTCTATTTAAGTAGTGACTAATACTAGCTTTACTTAGCTTATACTTTTCTCCCAATTCTTTATTGGAGTAACCCTTGGCTTTATCCCTAATTAACTCTCGTACCCTATCATGTCCTAATCTATATCTCTTTTTAGTTTCTTTAACGTATCTATGAATATGGGTTATATTGTATTTCTGTTTTAGTTCCTTTATAGTAACACCGTTTAAATAATCTTTATTAAGATTAAGTATAGCCTTTCTAGATATGGGTACTTTACCTTGAGGTCTAAATCTATTATCCCTGATACACTGTTGTATATTTTCTTTCTGTGTACCCCAATAAAGATTAGTATGTATATTATTGCAAGGGTTATTATCTTTATGACATACATGAGGTTTACTCTCTGGGTTAGGTACCCAAGCTAAGGCTACTAATCTAGAAGCCTGAATCCTTTTATGTTTATTACTATCTCTTAATATATGATATATCCTACCCCGATTGATGGTACCTTTTAATAACATCCATACTTTTCTTTTAGGGTAGTATCTATATAACCTACTTCTCTTAGAAATATAATAATCTGGCCACCCTACTATATTAGAAATTAACTTTCTTTTAGATATCACCTGATTTCTTCTCATACTTTTCTTTATTTGCAGAGGGATTATCTTTAGAACTCTTCATCATAGAATCTAATACTCCAGAATACACTCCATCATATTGTTTACGTTGTTCCCTTGTAAATTCCGTACATCTTTGCCTTTCGACATCGCATTTGAATAATGCTCTACCTGAAGAAAGACCGTCCCTTTGTACTACCATCTCAACTCGAAGTATATTATCTTTTTCTTCTTGCTCGGTAGAATTAAGACCCACAATAACTTGAGCATTACGAACAATGGCAATTGAACCAGAGATATCATTCTCATCATATCTAGTAAGCCTATGCTTTTTACCTTCACGAGTAATGTGATGGGCAGTCCATATAATATCTAAATGTAATTCCTCGGCTAAGTTCTGAAGGTCTACGTATACATTAGATATCCTTTCGAAATCTTCTCTATCACCCGCTATTGATGCAAGCTTACCAGCGTAGTCAACCATAAGAACTTTAATATCGATTCCTTGATTACGAAGTTGAATTATCTTTTCCCTTATATAAGTGGTATTAGTAATCATTGCTGGTACACGCTCAACCACTAATTCAACTCCAAACCTTGCAAGTTTCCTTAAATGCTTTGCCTCAAGTTTATCATATTCACCCGAGTATAATTCCTTCTTGGTTTTATTAATACTGGATTGAATGAAACGGTCCATGATCTGTTCTTGACCATTTTCCGTATCAATATATAATACTGACTTCTTCATTCTGAGATAACCTCTTGCAAGGTTTACCATAAAGAAGGTTTTCTTTGCCTTGGGTTTATCCAATATCACGTTAACTGAATGCTCTGGATAACCTCCTGCATTAGTTAGTTCATTCAACTGCCTAAATGGGCAAGGTATAACTGAAGGTTCTGATTGTCTTCTAAACTGTCTCTCGGTAATATCCCGAATCATATATAAAGGTTCATCTTCTTTCTTAGGTTTACTTTTCTGAAGTACCTTTTCAATCTTCCTCGAATATTCTTCGTATTGTTCGAAGTTATCCAAATCAAAAGAATCATTTAAGTTCTTCATCTCAACATAGGTAGAGAACTGATATATCTTTTCTTTTATGTAATCAGAATCCGATAGTGGTATATGATAGAGATTACTTATTAGTTTATTGATATTAGGTATATCATCCTTAGTTACCAAATCCACATAGGTTTTGGATTCTAGTAACTCTTTTAATACTTCCTTTAAGATATTCTCGGAGGGCATTCTGCCTTGCTTCTTAAAATATTTTGATATACCTTCGAAGATAAGGGAGTGTTCTATGAGAACCAGGTAATTGGATTTAATCCTTTTGAGTACTAATCCCCCTTCCTTATCTTTTAAAACAAACCTGAGTATCTCGAATTGAAACTCGGGAGAAAAACTGAACTTGATGTTGTCTTTAAATTTCTTCATATCTATATTGCAATATTATATAAACTAATAGATTTTGATAGTACCGAGATAGTTCTGAGCATGTTGACATCTATCTAGAAACTACTAATCCACTACCTTAAGCTCCAGATTATTTAATATTATTATTTTATATAAGAAAAAATACTTATATTTGCATAACGAATATTTAAAAACATGGGAAAAAGTAAAGGAAATAATGGCTCAGAGCTTCATCGATTAAAACCTATGCAAGAATATGATGAAGCTACTTTCAATAGACTTTATAAAGTCTGTAAGCCAGTAATCAGAAACCTTACCCGTCAGATTGATTATAAACGGTTTAATCTTACACCGGATATTATCCAATCTTATTTCTGGGATAAGATGTTATTTGTTTTCAACAAATACTATGGTGAATGTACTGAAGAACATCTTAAAGCAAGAATCCTTGCATCACTTAGTACATTCAAAAATAAATTGCTTCGTTCTGCATACGGAGAACAGGCAGAGTATAATCAAAGCCTCTTTAAACTCGATGACTTATTCGATAATGATAAAGAATTAGAGGATGATACCGAAGAAGAGAAAGCTAAATCAGAAATGCTTGATATGATGTATACTTATATGAAGGATAAGCTTTCTCCAGATGCCTATCTTTTGTTTGAGGTATTAATTACTCCTCCCCCTTTTATCAAGGAAAGGCTTGAAAATAGTACTCGAATAACTAATATAATGCTTATCGAATTTTTCGAAATGCCTAAGACTAATGAATCTATGAGATATATATCAGAACTTAGACAAGATATACAATATTGGGAAGACCGAGCTAAAGAAGAACTTAAGTATTAACACAAAAGAAAAGGGGCGTTTCCCAACGTCCCTCTCCCAATTAATTTTTACTACGCAAAACACAGATTGTAAACAAATGTTTACTCTTAAACAATACAAATAATACACATGAGTTTTAATACTACTAAATAACTAATAACAACTTTATGAGGATATCTTTTGGATATATCGTAATGTAATAGTCGGTGGCAATTTTTCAATATCCAAAGTTTCTACCGAAGTTTCTTGTAAGAAAGATTCCCCTAATAGGTTCCAGCTTACTACGATAGCACCATCTTGAATACCCTTGGTAGGAGTTCCTCTACCGAAATCTCCATTCAATCCCGTCTCCCTATTAAAGAAAGATTGAGGACGAACGTTCTCCCAGTTATTGGCATTATCTTGTTTACCTTTAGATACACCAAGAGCATGCCTATGCTTAGGAAGGTCATCACCTTTAATAGAGATTAAGAAATTACCCTTAGTTGGTGTATAGTAATCTCCAACATTCTGTAACATTACTTCATCCCCAATTTGAACACCTCCAGCTTGGTAACCAATAACTATTCTACCAGCTGCCTTAGTATATTCTGCCCAACCATCGGGTATTACATCGGTTTCCCAAAGAATAATAGAACCGATTGGTAAGTTAGCAGTACTCAGAGATTCAGAGAATTCTTTTCTGATAGCCTCAATTTGACTATCAATGTATTGCTTGATATTTAACTTAGTACCCGATTCATCTACTACTGGAAAGCCTGAATTTATCTGTTCTACTCTTTTCACTGATTCTTTCATCATACTCTGGGCAGCAGTAGTATAAGGGATTTCTTGGAACTTACCCTGATAGGGTACGATAGCAAAGTTCTCATTTCGTTTAGTCATTGCATCAGTACCCTTACCATATACTCCGATAAGAACAACGGAAGTTTTATTATTAGAGTAATAAGGGCAAGCACTCTCTACCATCTCTAGAAGATGGCTATAGGTCATATCGTAATTAGAATATACATCATTATTAATGATATCCGGTGTACGATTCTCTTCGGCAATCGGATAATAAATATCCAGAGACTTTTTAAACAAGGTGTAGAAGCTTTCGGAGGATTCATTCCAATAAGCTACAAAGTCTACTGGATTATCTACTGGTTCAGAAATAGTAGTATGTACTGCAAAGAGTAATACCTCTTCCGTTGAACCTTGGGTACCTTGGATGTTCTCAATGGTAATAGTTTGTTCATCAGATATAAATACATACCCATCCCTTGAAATACACCCAAAGTTTACATCTGGCAATTCTCCATCTTCTGAAGCCTTTGCCATATACCTTGCCATAATCCTATCCTTGATTACATTGGCATACTTACTTCCAGCAACTCCCTGAGGAGATACCACTAACTTGTTACCATTTATGGTAGCTGAGCCAAATCCACAGAATGGTCCTAAACCAGAAGGAGCAGCAATTGCTTCTGCTGCTTCCTTTGATTTAATAATACCTTCATACTTAAAGTACGTCTTCATTGTCCTTAGTATTTTTAAATTGATTTTTCTGTTCTGACATATCTTTAAATGCTTCACCTACATCCTTGAACTTGAGGGTTAACAATTTAAAGAGTATTCTCCATATACTGTACCGTTTCTTAATACCATGTATTTCACAGATGTGTCCATATATACTATCTATTTCGAAACAGTAGCATATTACCATAGCCGTTATTGATACCACTATTGGGTTCATCCCATAGGGTTCCCCAATAGCTTTACCAAGTACAGCACCAAGTAGAACATAACAGATATAATCTACTATTTTGTTTAGAGTTCTTCTTCCAGCTCTAGATTTTCGAATTTCGATTTTCTGTAACCTACTTGCCGATAACCCAAACCATAAATCTGATAGGATTAGAATTATTGCAAGAACTATCATCCATCTCAAATCATACAAGATTTGTGTACACTCTCCCAATATACCCACAGTGAATGTCTTGAATAAAGACTGAGTTGTGGTTTCTGTTATTCTATCGATTGTTGAATTTATCATTGTTCTACTATTTGCCAAGATTGATTACTGTAAGTTGTAATGGTAAATGTTTTCTCTGAGAGGTCATCATGTTCCCATTCTAACTTTTGAGGACTAACACTTAAAAGGTCTGCATCTACTACCGTGAACTTAGTTCTCTTCGAAGTATCTACGACAGATTCAAAGATATATTCACCAGCTTGTGCAGCTACAAATTCATAACCAGCACCACCTGCGTCATAAGTAGTTACTTTACCAACTTCCCTTATTCGACTATCGAAGTCAGGTTTATTAGAAGTACACTTGATTAAAGTAAATACCTGTTTAACATTCCCCTTTAGTTCTGCATAAGTAGGAGTACAAGAAATCTCGATGATTGTAGGATAATCTTCCAGTATTACTTGACATCTTAATGAAGAACCATCATCCGCTACAAAGGTATAAGTCCCAGCCTTGGTAAGAACAATTTCCTCATCAAGGTTATAGGTTTCCCCGTTCTCATCACAGGTAGCAGTACCACTTACATTGACCCCATTTTTCATTTCCTCAAGATGGAACTTACAAGCAGACTTCTCATCCAGTAATTGGTATACTGCATAAGTATCATCTATCTGGTCTTCTGGTAATGCCCAGTTGGGTTCTTTCCAATGACTGTCTGTAGCATCCGAAGGTACTATCTTTAATTTATTCTGATATACTACTGGAGAATTATTAACTACCAAAGTAGTCTTAGCAGTAGGGTAAGCTACAGACTGGAAGGTATAAGTCCCTGCCCTATTTGCAGTATATACATAACCATTCTGAGCATTAAAGGTTTCCCCAGTTTCAATTACCCTTACTCCGTAATCATCTCCATTACCAGAAATACGTTGTATCTTTACTGTAGCTTTTGCAGAGCCATTGAATAATGTGACTGTTGGTGGGCTAACAGTAATTCTATATACTGCAGTCTTACCAGATACTACTTCGAATATACCTACACCTTCATCGGTTTCCCTTTTATCCAGTGTACATTTAAACTTATAAGTACCATAACTATTAGCAGTAAACTTATCACCGTTCTTAAACAACTTGGTATCACCGATTAACCTACAGTATAGTTCACCAGTAAATGATTCTGGGTAATTCGATTCGATGGTAAGAGTGGTAGTAGCATCCTTGATACTTTGCTTATCCCTAACTCTAAATTCAGAAGGTGTACATCTTACCTTATATGTAATCTCTTCTCGAGTTACAACAAATGAAGTTTGCTTTACTGGGAACTCTACAATCTCAAAGATGTAGGTACCAGGCTCTGAAAATTCCCAAGTTGAGCCAGAGACTTTCACTATATCAGTACCGGATAATCGTACATTACGGGTTTTCACGGTACCCTTATAGGATACGTTTGCCCTTACTACTGTACTTACTTTTAGGTTAGTAGGAGTTATCTTTCCAGTAATAGGGTCACAAGTAATAGAATATACTCGATTATAGGATTCTTGATTAACGGTGATTTGGGTTACCTTAGTAGGGTCTCCCACACTTCTAAAATAATAAGTACCTGCTCTGGGTATATTAAAAATGGAACCACTTTCGTGTTTAGTGTAACCCCAATTTATATTATCACTGGATATCTGATATCTTAGGTCGGCATTTATCCAATCTGAAGTTACAGTTACCTTTACCGGTACTTCATATACCTCTGAAGTAATAAGATTGGGTTGGTCCGGATTTACTAACTCAGCTTTAATTGTATACCCATCATTTACGGTAAACCCATATTGAATATCGAAAGATACATGATAGGGTATGAATCTTTTAAAGAAAGCCTCTACGGCTTCTCTAAATTTTCTGAAAGCTGCCGAGTTCGAAGTATATCCATGACCGGTAAGTCTAAAGGTTACCGGTATACATTGAGAACAATCGAAAGTATTATCATAGGTATACTTATCGTCATAATGGTAATACTGGTCAAAGTGCGGATTACCTTTTACCCAACCATCATAACTATCAGCCTTTGCAGGGTCAGTTACTACGCAGGTTAACCCATACAGCCTCATCATTATTTCGAAGAACTCAGAGGTACCTCTTATTTTAAAAAGAGATATCGAATACTTCAGGATGTTTCTTACTTGAGTACTGGTTAAAGTAAAGGGTCCCTCCTTTGGTATTATCCAAAGCTTAGATAACTCTTGGAGTTTAGCATCGGAGTAGAACCCATTAAAGTACTCTGCCCATTTCTGTGCATCTATAGTGTTCCCATAAGCAAAGGGCATTTCTCCGAGGAATTGCCAAAGGAAATTGAGATACATATCCGGAGCCTTATCTATATCGATAATGTCCAAGATATTCTCAATATCCTTTGTAATGTAATCTTCAAAATGCTCTCCACAAATTTCTAGAAACCTCTCTAAGATGCCTTTGCCATTTACCTTATAGGTATCTTGAGCTTTATACTCGAATGGCAAAAAGTCGATTAGATTTTTGAGGTTTATCATTATACAATTTCTTTTACGGTTAAAGTCAATTGTGAAGCGTTTTCAAATACTGGTAAGTTAAAACCGGGGTCTTCATAGTCATGGTTAGGTTCTGATACCGTAATAGAATATCTGTAACCAGACTGATAGCTATTGTTCTGAATGTCCAAAGAAAAATCAAAACCGTTAGCTTTATCGATAATCTGGATAGAGCTACCAACTGAGCCAGTAGTTACATACCCATTTGATACAGAACGTACAGTAAAAGTAGTGGATGAATTGAAGGTAATATAGTAAGTCATAGACCCTTTAGCCTTATTCAATTTAAACTGACCCAGGTTTAGTTCCTTATTACCATAAATGGTAGTGGGCCATGGTTTAATATAAAACTTGGTAAGGTGAAGGTAATCTACGGTTGATAAGTTATCTATTAGGGCATATATATCCGATACCCTTACGCTTCCACCTATCTGAGCTTGCTCTGGAGAATAGGCATTGTATAATGATGTAAGAATTTGAGTTTGTATCTCTGCAGTCTTATAAGACTTCTTACCGGTAACATCCATCTCTAGAATAATCTGAACCTTACCTGCAGACTTAACCTTCAACCAAGTAGTCATAGGAGCCCTTTGAGATAATAGGTTGTATACCCTATTTATTAATTCGGAAGAAGCAACAGCTCCACCATCTGGGCTAATATATATAGTAAGCTTTCTACCACATTCATAATCGGCTTTAGCTTTATTTACTCCATCAACTAACATAGCTAAACTTTCGAAATCCTCTTTGGTAATTGCTACTCCCAAAGTCTTTACACTCAAAGGTATGTGTTCCTTGAGCATGGTAAAGTTTTCGTAGTTTGAACCACCTCCGGCATCGTAAGCATTACTTACGGTAGCATCAGTAATTGAAGAAGAGATTACTGAAGGTACCGATGTAATGGTATTACTCTTTACATTACCCTGAGTACCATTGGTTAAGTAGAATACCACATTGGTTATTTTTGCTCCTGCTGCAGGCTTCTTACCAAAGGTACCATCCCCAAACATTATATAAGGATTAAGTGCCTCATCTACTGAAACCATAAAGTGTTTGTCTGTAGGTTTGGATTTTGCAAATGTATCTACTAATACCCAAGTTTCCCCACCTATCTGCAATGACATAGAACCTTGTTCATAATACTTACCATTGGGTAGAGTACCCAGATGAATTATAACTCTATCTCCAGTAGGTATTACCATATTATTTAAAGCACTTGCAGTATACTTCTCGTGTTGAACTATAGGTACTTTACAAGTGGTTACATTTGAATACCAAATTACATCTCTAGCAGATAACCAAGAATTACCACTGGAATCTGTAAACAGAGTACCCTGAGGTATAGTTAATTTAGCACCAATAGAATTACCCGTAATGCTTCTGGATAAGATTACATCTACGGTAGCTGCAATCGCTGCCCGAGCATGGTAATCTACCAATGCCCCATGTTTAACTACCGAATCATACCTCCTTGCAGTAGATAGGAAAGTTTCCCTTGCCATGTTATCTACGTAGTAATGAAGTACTTCGGCAATTGCCGCAAACAATGAGAGGATGATAATTAAGATATTACCCTCCGAATAATCCGTTATGAGTTTCTGACCTTGAGGGTCTTTGAGTCCCATAAGGGATTCAACCAGCTTGGCCTTAATCTGTTGATAAGACCTCTGGTATGGGTTAAGCCATTTATTTGTGATTCCCATATTATTGTGTATTTAATGAATTATCCGAACTGTCATAGGTGATATCGAGGTACTGACTAGAATTTGTTCCATTTACTACATAGGTTACTTCTATGTGTATTTTTGCATCAACTCTAGTAACTGTGATATTTTGGAAGGTTATCCTTTGTTCCCAAGCACCTATGGCTTGTTTTAAAAACTCTTTAATTATAAAACTTAGGGCTTGTGAGTTTGGTTCCTCAATACATTGCCATAGTTTACTACCAAAGTTTTCCTGTCGAAATCTCTGGCCTATCATGTAATATAATATCGAACTTATATTATCTCTGATAAGTTTAAAATCCCCATTTACTGGGTACCAACCTCTTTCACCCTTTTCATTAGTTGTAAGTTGGATAGGGTAAGTTACACCTATACCAACTAAGTCTGTAAAGTAATTCTTTTCCATTAGTGTATGCAGGTTTTATCCTCATAATCGTCTACAACGAATTGTGAGAAAGGTTTAGTTACTTGAGTTACTGTAGGACCTGAAGAACCTGGTCCAGTAGTTACACCTGAGTGTACATGAGAATTGAACATACTGCGAAGTTGTTCTAGTTCTTGGATAGTTTGATTTAGTTTTTCGGTTAATTGAGCAATATTGATTAACCCATGGTTTTCTCCCGTATTTAGTATAACGGTATCACCTGAAGATACATTGATATCCTTATTAGCTGATACCACTACATTAGATTCAGAATAAACTGAGATATCTCCATTAAAATAAAGGTTTAGTTTCCCATTATCATCGTCTATTACAATGAGATTGCCTTCTGGAGTAACTATCCCCATCTTATTGGGGCCATCCAAGGGTTGGGGTACTTGATTCATACTCCAACCATGATATTCCCATAAGGGTTTAGTAGGATCACCAAATTCAAAAGTAATGAATACTATATCTCCTACCTTAGGGGCTAAGAACTTAAATCCACTACTTATTGAACCATGTTGTCCTTTCGGTAAAGCCCAAGCAAAGGTACCTCCCATTACTTCTGGTATACATACTTTTACCCTATTCATCTTCTTTTCGGTATCATTATTATCAACAACTATCCCCCGATAAATAGAATAATATCTTCCAAGACCCTCTAATCCTTCTTCTGTTATTATCTTTGCAGTTTCATAGCCCATAATTACCTCGCTTCCTTATTCTTGATATATTCCTTAAATCTCTTTATGGCTACTTCCATATAATCGAATTTAACCCAATAATCATCAGGTACTTGAATATCCTTAATGGTTATTTTTCCGGGTATTACCTTACCCGAAGAAGTAGTTAAACTACCAGAACTTACAGCTATACCTTCGGCTTTCTCGATTGGAGTCTTAGCCAACACCTCTGTATAATAAGCCTTCTTCCGAGCCATTTCATCCCTACGTTTAACATCTAATACATTTCCTTCCTTATCCATAATACCAGATTCAATGAAATAGGCAACCTCATTATAAGTCCAACTCAAATCTAATTCATTGATATTACTTAAAGCCTTCTTATCTTTACCCTTAGAAGTTATAGCATTAGCTTTAGCATCATTAGCTACAACGGTTTGAGTAGACAAACCAGTTTTAGAAGTAGTAGAACCAGCTCTACTTGAGTTCTTCACTAGCTCTAAATTAGTTACATATCCCTGACCTGCGTCCATAGAGTGGGTACATTGTTTTATATACCAAGGACCAGACCACCGTTTACCAACATTCTCCAAGATTAATACCTGAGAAGAAGCTAGTAATGGTCTTCCAACAACTTGCATCTGACAAACTAGTTTACTCTCAGTATGCTTTAAACCTCCATTAGCATTAGCATTAGCTGCCCATGCCCACTTATCTATTCCACCGTATCTACTGAATAGATTATGGTAAAGTTTGTACAGGGGTATTTCAACATTAGCCTTTTTCCAATGTTGGACTTTTACTGTAACACTGAAGACACCAAGACTTGGGTTTAATGGGTTTTTATATTTGATAACTGGAGTGTCATCAATCACCGCAGTATAGGGACCTTTCTTTAATGCGGATATACCTCGATAAACACTTTCTTCGTCTTCTAGTCCCCAAGCATTAGCTCCACCCTTAGGGGTATGCTCTGGGTCAAAGTCTCTTGGGTCCAGGTCTTCTATGACCATGTATTCCATTTGTTCTTTGCCCTCAAAAAGGTATCTTTCGTTCTTGAGGATATTGTATATATCTTCATCTAATGCCTTACCATTAACCACATTCTTAAGAGCTGCATTTAAAGCTGCCCGTCTATCAGCAGGAAATTCTTCCCTTTGAATGGTTTTGTTTATGATACTTCTTACCTGGTCTGTACTAAGTTCATTAAGGAATTTTTCCTTACCTTGTCTATATGCTTCGGCGGGATTAGAAGCAGAATATTCGGCTACATCCTGATCCCATTTATCATTCAATTGTTTCCTAGCTTCAAATGCAGCTATTAAGTTAGGGTCAGTCTTTAAGGTATGATTTATCCTCATCTGCATAATAGTTGGTATATCTTGAGGATTATTTTCAGCCCCATATTTATCTACTGAAGTATGCCAATTCTTATAATATACCCCATTATTCTCATTAGCTACTATCTCCGGTAATTTTTCGGTATCATCAATCCCAGTGCTTAATACTTCTAAGTCTTTACTCTCTGGATTAATAGTAGGAGAGAGTGTAGCCTTAACTCTCTTAGTCACTTTTTGAGTAGAGAATTGAACACTGAGTACTTCTCCATTCTCACCATGATAAGTATAAACGGTTACTGGTTCTTCGTGGAATTTCCTATTGTGTATATAAATAACATTATCTCTTGAATCTATGTACCAAGGACCATTAGTATAACCCCTCATCTTCTGTTCTAATTGAACTAAGATATTCTTGCCAACTAACCCAAAGTCACTATTAATTAGAGCCTTCAAATCTTCTGGCATAGCCACTTCTGCTACTCCACTGTACCTATTAGCATAAAGCACCTTTCCAGTAGTAGTACGAGTATTCTCTGTGGGTACCTGTAGTGACTCATATACTTTATTACTTATTATTCGTTGTTCCATTACTGAAAGATTTCTATGATTACACCTACACCATTATCACAACCACCATCTAAATACGAAGATAAGCTGTTCTCTGAAGCTTCAGAGAAATTGTATGGTGGCTGATATCTTAAATCACCAATAGAGTCTATACACTTGATAGTTACATGGGTACCAGTAGAATCAAACTTTGCCTCAAAGTCCCTAACCTTGATAGTTTTAATTGGACCCGATATGAATTGACCGTCTGGGTATATGTATCCCCACTGTAAGCATATCACACTACCTTCTTGTAAAGCCTCTATGTCTACAGTATCTGGATCTCCAGTATCAAATGTAATTGTAGCAAGATTTTCTTTTTCTTCATCATACCTATAATTCCAGGTACTAATATAAGCTCCAAGAGGTATACCAGTAATAGGATTCATTATTGGCATACCTCTAAAATCGAATAGAGCCAAATATGGTTGGCCCATTCCATTATATAATATAGGTTTTTGTTTAGCTGCCATAAACTGGGATTCTTATAAGTGTTCCACTTTCTACCTCTTTAAAAGGATTTAGTATACCATTAGCTTCTGCAATAAGATACCATTTACCAGAATCACCATAATATCTATAGGCTATATTCTGTAAAGTCTCCCCATCCTTAACGGTATGTTGAATATCGTTTGAGGATGAAGGTACAGAAACTACTGGAGCTTCTAAAGAGTAATCACCATCTCCGTAATTTAGAGCATAGGCATTATTATAAGGACTAGCTCCTATTAGATATTGGTTAACATCAATCATATTTAATACCTCCTGTCTTTTTAAGTGAATCGGAATTTATAAAATCCCCATAGGATAAGTTATATGCACTTACTCTCTTGAAAATCAATTCTTGAGTTGCTGCTGCAGGCAATAACCTACCATTACCAAAAGTAGCTGGCTTTCCCGGTACCCTTACTCTATAACCATTCTGGAAGTTCTTCAGAGTATAGGTTGCTGAAGTAAGAATGTAGTTGTGATTATCAAATATACCGGAATCCCCCCACTCAATCTTAACAATGGGCGGAGCTGTCTGATAACCATTAGCTTTAGTCCAGGCCTCTAATAATCTACATTTATTAATTACCTCCTCAGGATTTTCGGGGTCATTACAGTACCAAGACACATTGAATTGAATAATGTCTTCAGCTCCAGTAAAGTGATACATTGGTACATTACGTCCCATGGATTTAATGGTTGCCCATGTAGTTTCTCCTCTGAAGTCCAACTCTGGAGGTCTATTCTGTAGGGTAATATATTGAGTAGGATTAACAGTCATGTTATATATCCTTACCTCATTCTGATATATAATATCTGGTTTAGCCTCGAAGTTTCTGTAATTAGTAGTATTCTTATTTCCCTTTGCTGGGTCTACTCCCTCACTCTCCTCTAATCTCGGGAATTGTAATTCCATCCTCCATTTAGTCTGGAGTTGTTTGTTTAGAATAGGGTTCTTAGAGGATATCTGAGCTTCTCCCATTACCCCATTGGGAGTATAGAGTTTACCCTTTGGAGCATCATCTTTGGGAAGAGTAGAAAGAGTTCGATTGAGTAATATCCGAGCTCTCCATAGTTTATTTAAGGGGCCAGTAAGAACACCTGCTGTATCTCTTGTAAGGTCATTGTACTTTTCAACAACCTTACCTGCTGCTTTATTTAATACTCTAGCCATAGTGTTTTTAATTTTATAATCCTAATGCTACACCAGTATAATCTTGCTGAGAACCCAAAGAATAATCTCCCAATATCTCACCATCTACACTGATGTTAATCTTACCATCTTTTAATCCATCTCTAATAGCTGCTCTCATTGCATTCAAGAACCTTTCTTCATTCTGAGCCCTGATTGCAGATGGGTCTTCTTTACTCTGAGCTTCTGTATTCCTATCTACTGACTTAATAAGACTGCTTCCTACCTCTATTAATAAGGGAAGACCGATAGTAATAGCTAACCCCACGGGTCCACCAAGTAATCCCATAAGTCTACCTCCTAAACCCAAAGCTGCAGAAGTAGCTAACTTCTTACCAGCTTGCTTACCTCCTTCACGTACAGTTGTGGATATTAAATTAGTACCACCAAGAGCAGTACCTTGAGATACTCTTCTACCCATTGAATCCCGATAATAAGCTCTACCTCTCTTATCCTTACCCATAAAGAAACCTCCAGACAAGGGTATAGATTTTCCCATTCCCAAAGTTTGAGCAGCTATTGAACTCATCCTGAAAGATATATCCCTTAGATGGGCTTCCATAATAACAAACTGAGCATTAGTCTTTGCAGTTGCCGTAGACATACCTTCAGTAGAAGCAGTAGCAATAGTTTGTAAATACCCAACAGACCTAATAATACCTCTTACAGTATTAAATCCTGCAACAATAGTACCTACTACTACTCCAGTAGCAGCAACTCTAAGACCAAAACTTCCAACCCAAGTTTCTGAGATAGAATTAATTACTTTGATTATAGAGTTACCCACATTTAGTACTGGGGTAAAGATTCTACCCAAAGCCGCACCTGCCGTAACGGTTAAGTTCTCTAAACTTGATTCGAATTGGTCAATTACACCTGCATCGGTTTTAAGACGTTCTTCATTGAGTCGATTTACTGCCCCAATGTTTTGGTCATAAGTAGCAAGTATCTTACCCATCTTATCTCTACCAGAAGCAATATCCCGAAGTACTGGGAGCATACCCCGATTACCACGAACTCCAAAGATATTGAAGAAAGTTGGTGTTTCGATTCGTGAAGGTAAATCTACTGCTGCCTTAGCAAACTTCTGATAGATAGTATAAAGGTCTATAAGATTACCCTGAGCATCGAAGAATTCATCTGGACTTAAGCCCAGGTCTGCTAAAGCGTTATAGCCTTTCTTTTTTTGGTTAACAAGAGAGAGCTGTAAGTAACGAATCATATTGGCCAGTGAGGTACCTGCCATAGAACCCTGTATACCCATATCACCCAATACACCAATAGCAGCAGCCGTTTGCCGAAGGTCTACTCCAGCAGTTGCCATATCTGCTCCTGCATAAGATATGGACTGGGCTAAGTCTGTTAAAGATATATTTGCATTAGTAACTGCAGTATATAAATCATCGGTTACTCTAGCGGCTTCCCCCATTGGGATTTGGTACATTGACATGATATTGGTCATCAAGTCAGCTACACCACCTTTCTGTCCCACTGGCATTGTAAAGATTGAAGCCAGCTTAGATGCTGGCCCAATCATCTCTTTAATAGCATCGAATTTATTACCCGCCATAGCCAGGTATCTTTGTCCTGATGCAACATCCGAAGCCGTAAGAGGAGTTATCTCATTGACATCCTTTGCCAATTGTAACATCTCCCTTTGTTCTGCAATGGTAGCACCAGCAATTTTCGAAGCAGTCCAAACTTCATTCTGAACACCCGCAGAGTATTTATAGGCCCTTGCCATTCCCCCTACGAGCTGCATTCCGAAGTCCATTGTATTGGAAGCTGACATCTGTATACCTCTATTCCAGGTATTCATATCATTCATCATTGTTCTGAATGACCCAGATATCTTGCCAGCCTCTTGAGAGAATCGGTCTTTTAAAACCATGGCAACACCGACCTCTACTATACTCCTACTGGTATTCATAATTTACTTTCTTTTCTTTAATTGTTTATAATATTGCTCGGCCATTTCCTTGAATATTTTCCTTATTCGGTACGGAAGACGTAAAAAGCCGAAATAGTCTAAGGCTATCTCGGCTCTGGTGATATAAACAAAATCACTCTCTAACATTACTCTTCCGTCAGGTAGAAAAAATTCGGTGCCCAAACTATAGGATAAGTTCTTTCTTCTCCGGTGGTTGGATTAGTGATATGGGATTCACCTTTGAAGATAGGGTCCATAGATAAGATATGCTTTCTCATCTCAGCCATATCCTTTGCAGTAAACGGAGTAAAGTTTTCTACCTTCTCCCAACTACCATCGACCTCTAAGTAAAGGTTCCGACAAAGAAGAGGAGCATTCTTAGTTTGTTTATCCAAAGGCAACTTCATGAACTCTTGTTCTCCCTTACCAGTCATACAATCGAATTTAATTCTCTTGCCAGATGAAAGAGTGTATTCATGATCTACCAATCTAACTCCCTCTGGATAATAAGGGATAGCATCTGGCTTCTGATTTAAATCCTCTACAGTTGGAGTAGTACCGTAATCGAAAAGGAACTCATGAAGGTCTTGGCCATAAGTAATCTTACCACCATTCTCTTTGCCCCAATCATATTCGAATTCTACTTCCTCTCCCAAAGAGAAGATACGAGAATTGAAGATAATAGCATAACGGTCATTGACTGGTAAGTTAAGGGCATCATCTATGGTTAATTTCCCATTAGGGGTAGCAGTAGTTCTAATTACGATTGCTGCAATGAACTTGGTAAGGTTCATCAAAGTCTTCATGTCTGAAAGGTTACTGAGAATATCTTCATCAGCACCATTTTGTTCTCTGATTTCATATTCGAAACCAGAAGGTCCGGTAAATCTAAATGTTCTAAATTCCATAATTTGATATATTTAATGTTTACAAATGTTCATAGTACTCCGTATAACAACAAGAAAGGGGTGAGCTCCTATCACAGGAATCCCACCCCTCCACCGAATCTTAGTGAAAATAGACTAAGGAATTAGTATTTATCTGCAGTACCAACTGAGAACTCTATGGACTCAATGGTATTCTCTGAAGCCATTCTGTCCAAGTCTAAGCCGGTAATCTTACATGGCCATACCTCTTCGAAGACATGGGTATTAAGAACTGAGACTCCATCTTCGGCAAGTTCGTTTACAATTGCCGTTTCCCAGTATTGGCTTGGTACTAAACCACCACCAACTATGTGGTCCTGGCAAGAGTATAGCCAATCATGAAGCCATGTATCAGAACCTGCAGTAGTCATAAGTTTCTCTACAATAAGATTACCTATAGTAACCCTACCTGCAGTTTTAACGTCTCTATTGACGTCCCCATGAGCAACCTGGTCAATCTCAATATCCGGCAAAGTACAACTTTGGAATAGATAGGTATTGATAGGGTGTTTGGGGAACATGATGCTCCACAAGAATTTCTTCCGTGGGTTTTTTACTTTTGCTCCCATTGTGTTATGAGTTTATAAGTTATTACTTGTTTCTACGATTGATACTGCCTTAGAAGCTGCATCAATTACAATCTCCATAGTTACCTCTTGCATAGGAACTACATCCTTATACTTAAGGATAGCACGGTACTTACCTTGACGGGCATCTGCTTCGTTATTAACCGAAAGGTCATCCCAAGAAGTTGCATCTTGGTCACCCATCCAGGTATACTCGGTCATAGCATCTTCATCTACCAATGAATCCAGTGTAGGTTTAACCTCCAACCAGATTCTCTTCCAAGTACTCCAAACGTTTGGTTCTTCGATATATTTGTTGAGTACCGGGCGAAGGAACTTCTTCAGGTAAAGGTTCAGTCTTACGATTGAAAGGAATCTTTCAGAATCCTGTTTTACTTGAGAAGAGAAGCAATGCCATAGCATGGTTTGCTTACCTGCATCTGGAGTATCTTTGATTACCATCTCATTGATATAATTCTGAGCAAGAGTGTTCAGTTCGTTATATCGAGAAGGAGAACCATAGTTGGGGCATACTGGACCAACTGCATCTCCAATAACCCCTCGGTTCATACCAGCAAAGGATTTCCAAGGACCATATTGAGTAGCAGAGGCATCTCCCAAACCAACAATAGTACCCACTACATCGGAATCCTGAAGATTACCGTTTTCGTTGTAGTACTTAAGTCCACCACCAAAGTAGGCAATGTACTTAGAGTTACCTACAGTACCAAGGCAAGTCTGTACCCAAGTTACCTGAGCTTTGTAATCTCTTGCCTGAGTACCTTGAGTATAATGGGTTAAATGTTTGGGAACTTCGATATACAGTACCCATTCCATCAATTCCTTTGCCATATCTGCAGCAGCCTTATATACCTTGAGTACATCTGAATCGGTAGTAAGGTGTTGAGAGATATGTGAAATAAATAATTGGTAGAAGTCGGTGTAATCTTTTACCAAATCCAAGGAAGTAATCCATTCTTCGGCAGTTGGAGTGGAACCTGCACTACCGATAGTACCATTAAACAGTTTCTCTGTTTCGGAGGGTGCAGCATCTCCCACGGTAATAGTGATAGCATTCTTAGTACCATCAATATCATCGGTAAGCCACTTAATTAGGTTTTCAAAAGAGGAACCTGCAGTAATTACCGGCTGAATATATTCCGAGTTCTTAGCAAATGCACTAAGAGCAAGGTAATCTACCGAAGTGTTATTGTTATCATCGGCAGTTTTGTAGGTTATTACTGGTCCCTGTTCAAGTACTTGCCCATTAGCTGAATATATTTTATAATACAAGGTATTAGCTTGCTTATAAAAACCAACCTGGAAAGTATTTGCACTACCAATTGGATCTCCATATCCCTTGGTTACTAATCCAAAACTATAAGTAGTACTACCAGATTTTAAAGTAATCAAAGCAGAGGGTTTAGCTGGGTCAGTTACAGCAGAAGCAACTGAGATTTCATCTTCTGAATCTTTAGCTTTTCTTGCCGCAGCCGGAGAAGCAGTTACTGTACCTTGAGTAGCTCCTTTGCCAAGTACTCGAATAACACGAAGCTTAGAACCACCTTGCAAAGCCTTTTCGATATTTGATACAGAACCATCGGGTACAATTTCAGAACCATAGATTCTTTGGAACTGAGAGAATGTAGAGATGATTTCTGAAGGGTCATCGTATGGACCTTTAGTAGTTCTAGCCAATACACAAGAAACTCCTAACATGGGAGTAGTTTGAAGAACATTGTTGTTCTTAAACTTAAAATCAACATGAGGTGAAGTTGGCATAATTCTATTGTGATTAAAGTTAATTACTCGTTTAATTTATACCCTAGAGTATTGTACCTATACCTTAGGTACTTTTAACTCTAGCATCTCATTTTCGTTTTGTTCTAACAATCCAATAAGAACCGATATATCCTTGATAGGTGTAAGAGTACCTTCTCCCAAAGCTTTTTCTGGAAGAATACCGTCCTTACATACATAGGTGTATACCTTCTCAAGTATACCATGCTCTACATCTGGATGGTCATAATAATTACCAATCTCAATGAATAGGTTTCCGGTGGGAGCAAGCCTGCCCTTTTCCCATTCCTCTAAATCATTGAAGTATGGTCTCACGTATCCTCTAGCAGGTAAGCCAGTATATAAGATTGTATGTAGCAATCTCATATCTGCTTGTGTTTGAGAAACCAGATGTACATCTATGGTAATATCCTTAGTTTCATAAGGAAACTCTGAAGCTTGGTAATTACCATCCTCAAGTTTATCACCAATGATGTATTTATTCACACCAATATCTCCAGCATAATAACCCTGTAGTTCTATGGTTATTCTTGGGAGAGTCTTTGGGCCTTTTACTTGATTATTCCCTATACCAAAAAGTGGTATAAACTTCTTCATACCTTTGATTGCCTCTTGAAATCTTTTTTCGTTTTCTTGAGACAAAGGTAAGAAGTCTTCTGGGTTTAAGGTAAGACCCATCTCTAACATTGTACTAAGTAGAGAGATATAAAAAGTTCTTTCTACTATTTCTTCTGAGTTTACCATTAAAGTCCTAATCTAATATTTAACTGAACACTCTGATTGCCATTGTCATTAATATACCCATTATAAGTTACCTGAATACCTCCAAAACCACTTATTATGGTTTGTAAATGACCAACACAATTTAATTCACTAACCCATTGAGTAGCAATATTTGAAGGATAATCGGTAAGCCATACTTTAAAGGGTATTGGTTCAAAACCAATACCTCCAGGGAATTGACCCTCTATTGTCTTACTTATATCGGTTATCTTAAATTGTTTTATAAATTTAGCAACTTGAATACCGTTGATAAGGTAGTACTGATAACCCTTTACATTACTAATCTGAGCAGTACTAGTATTTTGACCAAGATTTGGGAATGGTATATTCGGGGTTGGTTCAAAGCCATACTTAGTAGTTCTAGTACCTGGAGATTGAGTTATATTTAAAACTATCTCAGTGTTAGGTTCTTGCTGTGAGATAATCTTAACTATAGCAGTTCTTTCCAAGGGGTCATAGTTACTGGGGTTATGTTCTTGATTAGTAGATTTAGTTTTGATAGTAAGCTTACCTGCGGCATTAGCTTCTCCAATTTCTTGGGTTACCTCTAACCAATCTGAGGAGCTTTCAACTTTCCAATCTACAGCACGATATTCATCTTGAGGCTTATTATCGATAAACTTCTGTTGGTAACTGTATACACCTATTTCTAGGGTCTCACCCCTTTTAGTACCATCGAAAGTATGGGAAGTAGTTTCTGGAGTGATACTAAAATAAGTTCCCCAGGTCTCTACTATTTTAGGAGCGGCCTTTTGTACCAGAGTTACTTCCCTTTCTACACCCTGAACTACTACCTTGAGAACCTGCTCTTTTATATTATTCATGTCTTCGTTTACTGCCTTAGGCTTTACCCTAATAGTTGCAGTACCAGTTCCGGATAACGAAGATATTTCAAAGTCTGCTGCCATTTTTAACTTTCCTTATTTCTTTTCTAACTTCATTTCGTATTTCCTTTTGTAAGGCAGCTTTTCCACCAGCAGCCTTAAATGCAGGATTCCAAAGAGGACGAGGTGGTAAATTACCATCTCTGCTACCATACTCTAACATGATAGCTATCTGATTCAAAGTCTTTCTTGAAGTCTTACCAGTATAGGTAATCTTCTTGATTCCAATTGGTAAACCAACGAAAGTTCTATTCTTGGTCTTTACTACAGTAACGGATTTAGCATATTGACCCGTGAGTCGTAATAGAGTATGCTCCCCATATTTCTTTACAGTACCTGGAGCATGTTTTGGCCAAGAAGTATGGGTACCGGGTGGTGGAACACCCGTATTCAAACTTCGTCTTACTATACGAAGAAGTTGATTACCAAACTTTTCTGTACCTTTCGCATAGCCTTCGGTTAAGATACTTGGAGTTTTGGCAATCAACCTTTCTGCACGAGCTTGTTCTCGTTTATCTACGTATATTTCTAGAGGGCCAACTGGAGTCGATAGTGTAATATTAACCGACTTACTTGGCATAATTCTTACTGTTGTTTAGGTTTATCTAATCCCAACTCCTAAGCAATCCTTTGTAAAAGAGTTTCTTGCGTGGTTATCCGTTGATCGATATATTACCGAAATTCATCAAACTCCGGAGCAGGTCTACTTGGAGCAGATTGGGATTGATTAATTGAATTGAGAATATTATCACATTCAGAAACAACTGCCTCAAACTTTGGTCGATTGTTAAGTATATTTAAGGCATTTTGTTTTTGTATAGTAACCTCATTAATTATATTCACTATATCGGTAGTATAATATACCCCATTATAAATACCCTCATCAGATTGTGAAGGTAGGTATATTGTAAGCTGTGATACAGAATCTTGGATCACTAATTCGATACTGTTAACAAAGCCATCTTTAGTACCGGATGCCATGGGTTTACTCTCGCCTACCTTCACAATCTTTGCGGTATCGAAAATGGGATAACCAGACCTCCTGTCTTTCTCTAAGGTAAAGATTACTTCACCCTTTTGTAACTTTTGGAAAATCAATGTTCTTTCGTCCATAATCATTTTCTATTTATTAAATTTAAACCAAATGAAACTGCACCCGGATTCTTTTGCATGAAGTCTACCAGGTTTAAGAATTGATAGTATCCAAATTGATTAATGAGTACCTGAGCTTTGTTTGCTACTTCTTGTGCAATCTCTATAGTGGGAGCCGGTAGAGCTAACTGTATCTTAAATTCGGTGAGTTGTTCTTTTTCCATAATTCCTTAGTTCAAGTGGTTAAAACGAAAAAAGGAGTACACCCCTGATAGATGTACTCCTTTCTAATCATCCTGGTATGACAATTGGTTATGCCGTTGTAGTACCTCCAGTAGTCTTCAGAGCTGCAACCACTTGGTTGATAATGTTCTGGTCTCTCTGGGCATCTACCACTCGGTTCAAACGGGCAATCTCCTGGTCCTTTGCAGTGTTCTCAATGAGACATTTGATTTCCTGTTGTCCATTCTTGATGTCACAGCAGCAACGTTCCAGCTGAAGAGCCAAGTCTGATTTTACTTCTTTAATCAAGCCTTTAGTTTCGCAGCAGCAATTCTGTTGATAATGCTCCATATTGCAAAGGCGGTCCATAACACGATTGAATCCTGCTCCCATCTGGTCACGGGAATCACGGATATCCGAATTCGTTTTGTAGCCCAAATCGTTACAACCTCTTTCCGCGATTACAACGCCATCGCCGGCACCTTTTACTTCTACTCCCATAATTGTAGTAGGGTTTTAAAGATTAATACTTAGGTTAATTATACATTAAATACAGAATGGTGTTGTATTTTTATTACACCAAATTAAATACGTATTCATAAATAATTGTTGCACCACCCTGAGTAATATCAAGTGTAAGTTTTTTACCTGATTCCCTTTGAGTAACTGTAACCGTAGCAGATCTTGATGATTCTTCGGTATTCTCTGAAGCTTTACTTGATACAGTCTTACCACTAACTGTAACGGAAGACCAAGAGGGAGTACCAGACAAATTTACACCTACATCATAAGTATCTGAAGTTTCGGAACCATTAATTACTTTTTTCTTATAGGATATAAAAGTCTTAGATAAAGTATCCCCTGAAGCAGCATGGTGAATGGATTCACTTGCACCAGCACCATTCCAATAAAAGTAGTAATTATAACTTGCACTAGCACCACCCTGAGTAATATCTACATAATCAGAAGCCCCATCATAGTTAGCAAAGACTCTAATAGACCTACTACTTGTACTGGTATTCTCAGAAGCCCTAAGTGTAGTACCTGATAGACTAAATCCTGAGGTACCATTGGTACTTAAACTTGGAGTAGCACTATCAGAGCCATCCCTTGTATTTGAACCTGAGGTATAGTTAGCATACCTGGGTCTACTTGCACTGGGGTACAAAGTTACACTACCTCCAGTATTACCGATGGTATAAGAACTTGCCATTAAGCTTACACTCCAAGAACCATAGGTATACCCAGTAAATTCGTTTGCTGCCTGGTATACTGGTACACTTACAGATTTGGTTTTACCATTTAGTGATAAGGTACCAGTAAGGGTTCCTACCCGGGTTCTAGGTTTAACCGTAGTTCCCAAAGAACCTGCACTAACTGCAGTACCATAACTAATGCTAGCACCACTTGTAATCGTACCTCCTCCCGTTGTAGAACCATTCCATCCCCAAGTTTGAGAATATGAGGGCATAGTAGAGAATGAACTTCTAGTACCTCCACTTGCAGGGATATCTGTTACTGCACCTCCACTTGCTGTAATCTCACTGTAGCTTTTATAACCTGCCGACTGAGAACAAGATACGGTTAACTTCTTCCCTGTTTCAGCTTGGGTTAAGGTTACCGTACCACTTCGTGTACTGGTAGAAGTATTATTACCCATAGTTACAGAAGTACCACTTCCAGATACACTACCAGAGTTGGCTCTAGTATAAGTTAAAGCAATTTGGTTACCATAATTATGCCCATTTCTCAATTCTTGTTTGTAAGAAGTAACGGTAAAGGTTTTAGTACCTCCTGTAGCCCCAAATGACATAGAGGTAGGTGATACACTCCAACCATAACTCCAAGATTGAGAGGCCGCTGCTTGAGTGAAGGTTAATTTAAAAGTTTTACCCGATTCATACTGTGTAACAAGAGTATTGGAATCCGACCGAGAGGTTAATCCCAAATTCTCTGAAGCAGTCCAAGGAGGTACTGAAGGATGATTAGCTACCCATGCGGGTTTATTACTAATAACATAATTTACCGTAATTTCAGACCCATTAGCTACCCCATCCCAATATTTCTGTTTTGTAGAAATAAAACCAAACCCCTGATTAGAAGAGCTTGGGTTACCCAAAGCATCGAAGCTTACACTACTGTATCTAGTAGTAAAAGTATACTTATAGGTTACCTTATGAATATCTTCGAGTTTGACACATTCATTATTTCCATAGGAACTGGCATTGGATAGTTCCAACCCCACATAATTCTCCCCGGTTCCTGTCGAGGAGAGTGCTAACAATTCAGCCTTGGTAGGGCAGTCATTTCCTGTCTTACCAAGGCCTACTTTAGTTTTGACAGCACTCCAGGTTGCTATCTCTCCCATGATTATTTATTTTTAAGTTCTTGAATCTCAGCCTTCAAAGCCTTAATCTCATCGTAGAGAAGTTTAATACCTTCAATTGCCAAAGTTGACATCTTGTGATATTTAACTTGTTTTACGAGTACATACTCTTCCCCATTGATTTCCAAAGTTTCGAATTCCTCTGGATTAGGTACTGTAGATTTCTCTACTGGAACTTCCTCTACATATTTACCAAATCCCAATCCCTCAAGATTCTGAGCAATAGTTCCCTCGTCCTCTTTACCAAGCATTTCGAATGACTTAGTTGGTATCTGGCAAATCTGTTCCAGAGTATGATTCAAATCCTTAATATTAGATTTGAGTCGAACATCTGAAGACTCTTTGAAGAAACCGGAAGGAGCAGTAGTCTTAGCAAATACTACCTGGTCGGTAGTTGCCAAACTCAATTGAGCTCTAGTTACTACGTGAGGATTATCTTTTCTACCAGCATGGCTATTGATAGAAGTCTGAGCAGCAGTACCTGCAGCCTTAGCATCAGCAATAGCAGTAGCTTGAGCAGTAGATACGGGCTTATTAGCATCGGAAGTATTATTAACATTACCCAATCCAACCTGAGTTTTAGTAACTGCATGAGGATTAGATTTATTGGCAATGTGATTATTTACCTTAGTTTCTAATGCAGTTACATCTGAACCAGTATCAGCAATCAAATCGTCAACGTAAGTTTTCAATTCTGTACGAAGAGCATTGATAGCATTAGTTCTATTGGTAATCTCATTTGCCAACCCCTGTACCGTATTATCCAAGTTAGTCTTATCTTGGGCAGTCATTACACCTGCAGTAGTCTTAGTTGCTGCTGGTATGGTGACATTCACATCTGTACCTCTACTATATGAGCCCTTTTCGGTATTCTTTACCCATCTAAAATACTTTAATCCGAGATTATTCGTATTTTGGGTAACACTGTTTATTACCGTCATTATCTCCTGAGGTAAACTATTGATTAGTTTATCATGCTCATTATCTTTTGCAATACGAGCCTCTTGTTCATCCTCTATGGCTTTCGGTAGGGTTTGATTAAGTTTTATTACACTTTCTGCCTCCATCAAACCGGCTTCTTGAGTAGTGGCATTGGTTAGTGGAATAAGCATCCTCTCAGGCTGATCTATGTAATGACCCTGGTCATCTAAAGAAGAATAATTACACTGAATAATTATATTCCTCTTGTTTCTGTTAGCTATTGAAATATTACTGATTAAATTTCTAGGCATACTAGATACCACATCCTCAAGATGTTTACCTCTACTACCCTCGAAAGCAGTACCTGCAATTTCTCCAATAATAAGGGAAGAAGTGTTACTATCTACGAATTTAGTACCTGACCAACGGAATTGATAAGGAGGTTCCCCATTAGCAACATTAATGTATATCTTACCAGATTCTCCAGTTACCGGAGTTTGGTGAGTAGCATCAGTATACAACTGAACATTAGTAAGACCTCCAGTAGAGCTTACTTTATAAGTAGCGTATACCTCGATTACATCGTCTACATATGAAGGCAAATGGTTAGCTGGTACCAATCCATTACCATCCAATGGAGCAAACCCATCAGCTTGTCCCTTAGTTGCTACAAAGGCATCATGCTTGGCTTCTAGAGTATCAAGGTTATTCTGCAGTTTAGTATCAAGGGCAGTATCAGCATCTTTTCTATCTTGAATCTCTTTTTCTAAAGCAGCAGTCTGAGAATCTCCCAGATTCTTGATAGCTGTATCGATTGCCTTTTGTCTATCCTCAATCTCCTTAGCAATAGCATTGGGCAAAGTCTCATCAAGATTAATCTTATCTTGGGCAGTCATTACACCTGCAGTAGTCTTAGTTGCTGCTGGGATAGTACCCATTACATATCTACTACCCTTAACATAGACACCAGATTCTGAGTCTAGTTTAGCTCCAGCATGAGTAATGGTGACCTCAGAATCTGAAATTTCTAGATTGCTCCCAGAAGCAAGTACAAAGGATTCTGGGAGAGAATCAAATAACTTCTTATCGGCTGCGGTTTGTACACCTGCCGCTTTATTCGTCGCAGGAGGTATATTTAGATGACGTATAGCATTTTCAATGGGATTATCTTCATATACTCCAGTATCGGGATTTATAGTAGATAAGTCCAAATAAATATCTACCATGTTATGGCGTTGAACTCTTCCATTAAAACCTCGAATGATATTTGGGGGAAGAGAATCAAACAATTTCTTATCTGCAGCGGTTTGTACACCAGCTTTTTCTGCAGTAGAAGCAGGTAAAGTAATTGGATTCTGTTCTACTGTACCATCTTCGATTACAGTTTTAGTAGCAGCAATGCCTATTGAAGTCTCATTTGGAGTTACATCCCCAAGAGCAAAGTTAACAGTAGTAATTCTATCTAACTCTACCTTATCCTTAGCAGTCATCGTACCGGCTTTAGTATCTGATGCCTGAGGCAAATCAAAGGTTTCTGTAGTATCAGCATTCAGACCATTATCCTTAGTTACGGTTACGATTACTTTACTTGCATCGGAATCAGCCGATATATCTGTAAGGGCATTTTCATCCAACCCATCCAACTTAATCTTATCTGCTGCAGACATGACTCCTGCAAGAGATTGGGTTACCGGGAGAAGTTCTTTAATGGCCTCATTGGATTCTCCGTATTGGTTGTTAGAAACGTTCTTAGTAGAAGTATTTACCTTGAAAGTAAGTTTAGAGTCATCTCTACTTATTTCACTTACACCAGTAACCATGGTATTAGGTAAAGCATCAGAAGTTGCTTCCTCGGCTACCAACCTTTCTTCGTGATCATTGGTAATATTGGTAAATTTGTTATCCAAAGATGTATCTGCATCTATTCTATCTTGGATTTCTTTATCGATACGTTTACCAAGAGCGGTGTCTGCAGCAATACGAGCAGCTTCTTCTGCATCGATATTATCTTGAAGAACTTTATCAGCAGCCTTTCTCTCTTCACTCTCGGTATTAAGGTCAGAAGTATTCTGATCAATCTTTGCTTCCAACCGAATATCTTCAGCTTTACGAGCAGCAATTTCGTTATTTAACAGATCCGTAATGGCCGTATAATTACCATTGATATTATCCTGAATACCCTGGATTAATTCCAGGTTACGTTGGATATTAGCAGTATTCTGAGTTACCAGAGCATTAGTAGCATTCAGGGAAGTTAACAACTCTGTACGAGTTTCACTTACAAAAGTTCTCAGCTCATTTACCGTAGTAGTAAGAGTATTACTCAGGTTAGTGAATGATTGTTGTAAAGTATTATCTCCCTGTTCTCGTAAGTTCTTTTCGGCTTCAAGCTTATTCTCCAACTCTGTAAGCTTAGCAGTCATAGTTGCTGCAAAGTTGGGATCATCACCGAGAGCCTTAGCAATCTCTGCCAAAGTGTCCAATACTTCTGGAGCAGAACCAATAATCTTTTGGATTGCAGCCTCTACTTGTTCTGCATTCTGAAAGTCAGAATCGTTTAATAACTGAGAAACCTTAGTGATATAGTTTGCATGTTCTTCGATGCCATCCAACTTGGCATACAGCAAGTCAGTGAAATCATTTGAAGAAAGTACCTTGCCATCTACCTTATCTACCTTCTTATCGTCCATTGCCTGGTCTGCAGCAATTCTATCTGCTTTCTCCTGAGCAACAGCATTACTGATAAGAGTATCTTGATTAGCTCTTTCAGTTGATTCTTTATCAATATTGGTTTGAAGTAAAGTATCTCCAGCTAAGCGGTCATTCTTTTCGGTAAGGATATCCTTATTAATACCAGCCATATCATCCTTGTGATTCTGAAGGTTGGTATCAATCTTGGCCTCAAGAGAAGTCTCTTTGGCAATTGCTCGGTCTTTCTCTGCATTAATAGCAGTAGTGTTGGCATTTACCTTTGCTTTTAGTTCATTCATAGCATCGGTATTACCTGCCTCTAGAGAATCAATACGAACTCCCAAAGCATTATCACCAGCAATACGATTTTCCTTTTCTTGTTCAAGCTTAGTGTTAATATTACCTACTTCGGATTCCAAAGCTTGTTTGGTATTATCCAACTTAGCAGTAAACTCAGTACTCAAAGCTTTATCAGCTGCAGTACGGTCTGCTACTTCTTTATCTAAGTTAACCTGGAGAACTTGGTCGGCAGCCTTTCTTTCTACACTCTCAGTATTAAGGTCGATATTGAGAGTATCGATACGAGAACTCAAGGCACTATCAGCATTAGTACGATCAATGATTTCTTCGTTAATCATATCCTTAACTTCCTTGTAGTTATCACCTACAGTCTTAGTTAAGTTTGTGATTGCCTCTGAATTTCTTTTAATACTATGTTGGTTAGTGGCAATAGCAGTAGTATTTGCATTTACCTGCTCAGTAAGCTCATTACGCAATGTATTGATAGACTCTTGCATACTCAATGCCAAGTCTGAAATACGTTGGTTAACGTTAGCCAGACTTTGAGTATAGGCTTCATCTGCAGTCTTTCTTTCGGCAATCTCTTTATCCAAGCTAGATTGAATTGCGGCATCTGCATCTTTACGGTCTTGGATTTCCTTGTTAAGATTGTCTTTTACAACTCCAAGAGCAGCATCACCAATAGCAGACTTATTGTCTACATATTCTTTCAGTTTAGTTTCAAGAGCTGTATCAGCATCCTTACGAGCTTGAACTTCAGCAGCTACCTCAGCACTGTTTGCCTCATCACCCGCAATTCGGTCTTCGATTTCTTGGTTAACCTGTTCTGTGATTGCAGCCAATTTCTTGGTAATGGTAGCAGCAAAGTTGGGGTCATTTCCAAGGGCATCAGCAATTTCCTTAAGAGTATCAAGTACTTCTGGAGCAGAACCAATAATCTTTTGGATAGCTGCATTTACCTCTTCCTCAGTTTGGAAACCAGAATCGTTGATAAGCTGAGAAAGATGCGTAATATAATTTGCCTTTTCCTCAATTCCATCAAGTTTAGCTTTGAGTATATCGGTAAAGTCATTCTTAGTCAAAGAATAGCCTTCACGTTTATCTACTTTCTTAGTATCAAGATCTTTATCACCTTTTTCTCTAGCAGCAGCCTCGGCAGCAATAGCATTAAGCAATTGCTCCTTGTCTTCTACACCCTGCTCTTTTACATCTTCGATTTTGTGTTCAAGAACTAAATCCTGAGCAGCACGAGTAGTAGCCTCTGAATCGATATTGTTCTGTAATACTTGGTCTGCAACAGTACGGGCCTGAACTTCTTTATCAATATTACCTTGAAGAGCATTATCTGCATTGGTACGGTCTGTTACCTCTTTAGAGATTTCATTGTGAAGAACTTGGTCCTCAGAATGACGGTCTACCTTCTCTTGGTCAATTTTACCTTGAAGAGCTAAAGTATCTGCCTGGCGATTAGTGATTTCTTCGTTAATCTTAGAATCCAGTACAGTATCTGCGTTAGTACGATTTGCAGTTTCTTCTGCAATCTTTGACTCAAGGGATGCCTTATCATTGATATGGAGAGTTTTAAGGTCATTTACACTTTCCTTAATCTCATTATCGGCAGCAATACGTTCATCTTTTTCCTTTTGGATAAGATCCTTGAGTTCCTTCTCAAGTTCACCATTACCTTGATTTACCTTATCTTCAAGGTCTTTGATGTCTTCGGCATTCTTATCTACCTTCTTCTCAACTCTGTCGATTTCAGCTTTTAAGTCTGCCTTAACCGTATCAATCTTCTTATTGATTTGGTCTAACCCATATTCGAGGTTATCCTGAACTGCGGCTACTGCAGCACCCAAGGCAGCTTCAACTTCCTTAGCCCGATTAACCTCTTCAGTTAAGGCAGTACGAAGGTCGGTTAATTTATTAGTGATAGTAGTTGCAAAGTTGGGGTCATTACCCAAAGCTTCTGCTAACTCTTTAAGAGTATCAAGAGCATCATCTGCACCATCAACCAAATCACTAATCATCTGTTTAACTTCTTCCTCAGTTTGATACTTTAAGTCATTTTCAAGCTGAGATACCTTAGTGATGTAGTTTGCATGTTCTTCAATGCCATCAAGTTTAGCTTTTAACTCATCAGTGAAGTCATTCTTAGATAAGTCATATCCTTCCTTCTTATCTACCTTATTTTTGATAGAAAGTACGAAAGCCCAGAACTCATTTATAGTTCCCCCAAAGCCAGCACGAACAAAGTCATCATAGTAACCCTGTAACAACCGCTGGTCAATCTCTTCGCAGGTGTAATATTTACTTACATACATATTTATAAAATTTAAGGATTAATTACTGAACGTTGACGACCCAGTAAGAATTCCGAATCTATATCCCTGAATGGTTCTCCCTCTGAACCACAGAAGGCATTCATTGGTATATTCGGATTTTCTGGATCTACATCTCCACCGTCTTCTATATCCCCCCGTATGCAAGCATAATCGGGAAGCTTATTTACACGGAATTTCATTACCTGGCCTATACCAGGATGAGGTATTATTTTATCCCAGATATCACCGAAGTAATCTTGAAAGCAGGTGACAAATTTGTTTCCGGTCATCGATTGAAATGCCGTTACATCGTTGCCATTACCTTTCATTTCAATATGAACTCCAGATGTACCATTAAGGATAACCAGATTACTATCAAACCAGATTCCACTGGAGGTAGTAATTGGGGTCCACCTCAGTACTAACATCTTTGCCATACACTTAATGTTTTATTCTACAAATTCAATTTTGGTATCTCGGTCTCTCTTTATGATAACCATGAAAACTAGGGCCTCATCCTTTGCCTGAGCAGTTTGAGTGTCACCGGATGGTTTATACGTTATACCATTGATTACGAACCTATCTTGTTCCCAATTAAAATCCCAATATCCCTCAGAGGTAAGATAACCAATCTGTTCTATATAAGATTTAGAAATTAGTATTGATAAGTTTTCATCGTCCAATTCTCCAGTTACTGTAGCCTTATTAATTGGCCAGTTTCTGAAAGCATTGTAGTAACATAATGCCTCGATTTGGATATTGTAATACTTGGGTATACTATCTTCGGCATGACTGAGAAGTTGGTTAACATTTTTTGCCCAAGTTATGGTTTGTCTACCAGCATCCCAATCCAAGAAATCGGTGATAATTTTCTTGTATCTATCCCAAGAGCGGTTCTTTACCATTCTCCATGGTTCTTTTGTCATAGTTTAGTTAAAATTGAGTCATTACCACCCTTTACTGGTGTACTTGGGTTAGGCCCATCTAATATACCAGGTTTTCTTCGGTTAACTACCCTTGGTATTACGGTTCTGAATACTTCATCACAGAACGGTAAGTAGATTTCCAACCGTGAAGCTAACATACAAAGGTTCTTTCTTAATTCATCTATTAATCCACCAGGTTGCATTGCTTGAGAAAGTGTTTTCCATAGGGAACTTGTAGCATCTGCCAAGGTATCATAATATTGCACTTCAGTAGGCCCAGTAGTGATTTGTTTAATTCTATCACCTCGGGCAAGTTCTGGTTTAGAGGTACCATCACCGGTTTGTTCTTTGGTAGAAGTTAATTGACTTAAATATTCAGAAGTACTCGTTAATAAGTTAAGTATCTTCACATTAAGAAAATCCCATGCTGCCAATTCCATTATTAATTGGTTTTCTAGTGCTTCATACCATAATTCGTCAGTATATTTATCTGGTGGAATTGTATGATTTACTAGAGGTCCAATATAATATTGCCACTTGGTGATGTAAATGGATTTATCCTCTCGTGTCATACCATCGGAGATTTCTGATGGAATATAACGGTCAATTAAATTATATATTGTATCGGCTAATGCCGTATGCCCATAATCACAAACTACCAGAGTCTTATCTACGGTGATATCTAAACCATTCGAGTTAGTTACATGTAGGGTTACTGTATAGAAACCGGGAGCTTCATAAGAATAGGAAACATGTCTTCCACCATTGAAAACCTCTCCCTTATCATCGCCAAAGTCCCAGTCAAAAATAGATTTGGCCGGGACTTTGGATATGACTCTGAATGAAACTTCCAGACCTGACGTAACGTACAAAAAGTCCAGATTATTTTTCATATTAGTCTGTCTTATGTAATTTTCATATATTAACCTTTAGAAGAAGATTCAAATTCTTCCAGCAAAGCCTGGAGAAGTGTTTCTACTGTATCATCTTTCTCGGCAACGATTTCATGTAAACCAGCTACTAGCTTCAGTTCTTCAAGAGAATATCCCTTTGAAAGCTTTTCCAAAGTCATGCCCTTTTTAAACTGGGCATTTAACCTCTTGTCCAACTTTTCGATGTCAGCCTCCGAATACTTTTCAATTTCCGATTTATCAGCAATGATAATCAGATGACCCGAAGCAACAGCCTTCTGAATTTTCGGTGTACGGAATTGACGACGAGTGAGTTCTTTTTCTTCTCCTCTACAAATGGTAATACCAGTTGATTGGTCATGAAAACTGTAAGCTCTTGGTCCAACAGTTAATGTGTATTTATTATCTTTAGCCATATTTCCTAAGATTAAAATAAAAGTTGATTAAAGAGGGGATGGGTCTTTTTAGTTACCCACCCTCTCTGGGAATTTATATAGATGAAACCGGGCGTTCTTATTCAAGATTAACCATCAGGTAAGGATCTACGTTCATGAATTCTGGGAATCCGAATTCAGAGAACTTCTTATCTGCAGCCAGCAACAGAGCAGCATCTTGGTACATCTTGGAGAAGCCAGTAGTTAAGCTTGCATAAACAGCCTCAGTTTGGTTAGAAACGATTCTTTCAGATTCCAACATCAATTGACGAGCGGTAAGCTTAATCAAGGCAGCAGATGTATCAATTAACAATAATTGCTGATCTGGAGTGCCCGGGTGAATATAGAAGTCAGCATTCTTGGGAACCGGAGACTTCACATTCAATGTAGCTTCAGTTGTACCAGAATGACGATCTTTGAATTCTGGCAAGTTCAACATTTCAATTGCCTGATCTTCACCACCAATCATAGTAGTAAAGTTACGTCCCATACGAGCAGCACGAACCCAAATATGCAATAGATCCTTGTAAATAATGCCATTGGTTGTTTCGTATACACCAATTACTGGGGCAGACTCAGAGCCATCAGGGTTGTTACCATTGATAGCCACGTCCATAGCCAGAGTATCCAAAGCATAACCCAACTGAACACCAAAGTCACGAAGATAGATCCCCAAGACATCGAGTGAAACATAGTTACGAACTTCATCAGTAAGTTTGAAACCCTTTCCGATTTTGAAGAGGCTAACTGATTTTTGTCCGAAACTAACATCACCCAAGGGAATAGTTTCTGCTTCGTTAACCTTTGCAGGAGCAGCATCCGACATATTAACCATCGGCATAATTGCTTGCAATCCGTTAATGGGTTGGTCTGAAGCGATGATGTTCGGATAGAACGGTGCTTGACGCATACCCAGAGTGATAGCAGCACGGATAATCTCCGGAACAATCCAACGGATATTCTGCTGAGGCATAGTAAATATGTTCTGCATGGTATCAACCTTTGGATTGATGCCCACCTTTTCGAAGAGTTCATCCTGTGAAATTCCCCATTTACCTGTAACCAATTCTTCAAAGGTTACTTCTACAGGCTTCTTATCCTGTGAACCGGAACGAACAGCTTCCAAGCTTCTTACCATTTCCGGCAACTCATTCATAAAGTCCTGAGCCTTCATTTTTGTAATATCAATCTTATTTTCCATAACTTTTTTTTTCTCTTATTTAATGAGTACTTGGATTACCTCATTTGCCTCCTCTGCAGGATTGAGGGCAATGAACGGAGTTGAAATACCTTGATTAGCCTTAACGAAACGGTCGTTAAGCAATTCTCCATCGGGAGTTACATAGCCAGCTTCGATAATTCCGTTTGATACCCAGTTACAAATCATATAACCTTCTACAGCCACTGTTACTTCTACTGGGAAGTTTCTTTGAGGCTGATAAGCCGGGTTAACGTTATCCGTTACTGCCACACCCAAGTAAACTTGAGTAGACGGGTCAGTACAAGGGTAGATCAAACCGTCTTCATTTAAAGCTACCGGCATACCTTGTACAATTTTCTCTCCAGTTTTAACATTGAAAGCCTGATGCAATTTGTGGGATTCACTCTTGTAAATCACCGCTCTCGGAGTTCTTTCCCCAAAGAGAGTAAGTTGCTGAGGATCGTTTACGATTTTCGTTGTTTCCATAATGCGGATATTTATATAATAACTTATTTAATTTTGTTTCGATACAAATTATCGATCACATTCTTAGTACTCGGTAATTCTGAATTCTTGGTTGTGTCTGCACCGTCGGTAGTTTTTTTACCTTGAGTATCATCTTCAGTAACTGAAGAAGCACGGTTAACATCCTTAGAACCACACTTAGAGCAGGTGAGAGGGAACTTCTCTTCCAAGCGAGCTTGGTAATCCTTAGTCAAGGAAACAAGAGTAGTAATACCAGTTGTTTCTGCATT